GACATAAACATACTTACACTTGTTCACGTCTTATGAGAGATAATCCAGATAATAGAATGAAACCATTTGTCTATGACCCAGACTATTATGTGGAAAATGGAGAAACTCACTATCCAGATTGGTATACTGCTCTTGGAGGAGATAAAGCACATCTTATGTAGTTTGGAAACTTATATGATGGACAAGGAAATGAACAAACCTACGTTAAGTATGTAACTTTATAGGCTACTGGTTATAAGACTACTTCCAATAAGGAACTTCCTACTGCTAATATACCTTGGTTAGAAGCTTATTATCCCGCTAAGGGCACTGCAGCTTCTACTGATAGATTTGCCTCTGAATCAAAAAATGGAGGACAAAATTATCCACACTATATATTATGGAAGATAGGAAAAGGAACAGAAGTTACTAATCCTGAAGGTTTTACGACTCTAAGAGATAGAATCTTAGGAAGAGTATATAAAACTCAGCCTATAGCTTTAGGTGATAGTGCTAGCGGCTGGACATATACTTATAACAAGCCTTATAAAGCTTCAGACCTGAAGAAAATTCCTGGTAATGGATAGAATAATCCTTCAAACAATATAATTGTAGAATTAAGTTTACACGCATGAGTAAAATAAAACATTGGGATGAACGAACTCAGCAATGGGTTATTGATGGTGCTTCCAATGCTGCTAATATTGAACTCTCCAATCCCGGCTATGTTGACGAGAATGGAGAGTCAATATCAGTAGATTAGGGCTTTACCAAATTAGATAACAGACTCTTTCAAGCCGAAAAAAACATTGCCTGGCTATATTAGAATGGTGCAAAAGGCGGTGGCGGTGGAGGAGGTGGTGGAGGAGGAACAGACTCTACTGCTTATACTATAGATATAGAAGAAGGTAACAGAGTTTATACTTCTGGCATTTCTGTAACAATACATATAACTATTAACGGAGGTAGCGTTAAAAAGAATTTTAATGTAGTAATTCAAGATGAAAGTGGTAACACTAAAGGAACTTATGTTATTACTTCTCTTACTCGTTCTGAAATAAAGATTAATAATCTTACAAATTCTACAAATAGACTTACTATAAATGCTAACTCTGGACAAAATTATGCTTCTCCTGTTACTCTTACTGTAATAGCAGGAGCTATCAAAATTACACAATCCACTACTCCAAATGCTACTATATATCCACAAAGTGTGGTTGGACAAGTTATTATTAATACTTTTAATAGTACTGATAGTGACTTACTTATAGTAGCTACATGTAATGGAGAAGAACTAACTCTTAAAGATGATGAGAAGAACATTCCAAGAGCTAAAGAAGCACAAGTAAGACTTCAATCTATCGAAGAATATTTAGATAATGCTAAATAGTATATAGGAGAAACTTTTAGTTTTGAGATATATGCACAAGGAGTATTAAATGATAATATATTACAATCGAATGTCATTAGCTTTAACTGTACTATTATATAGCCCAATACTCTGTATATTCTTACTTATGGAGTTAATAAAACTGTTCCAACTAATAATATAGAATTAGCAAGTTTAAATAGGTTTGTATATGGAAACAGTATACAATTTAACTATTAGCTTACTTTCTCTAGAATAGAGTATTCTTATTATAATATATATTATACAGTTACACCATGTTACTTTAATGATGGAGTAATGGTAGAGGATGAAGCGAGACAAGTAACTGGAACTATTAATAAAGTTATTAAAGATGTTAGACAATAGTTCTTATTTAATACTTCTTCCCTTCCTGATGATACTATATATAATACTGATAACAATATTTATAGGTTTGTAAAGGTAAAACTTAATGCTGTAGCAGTAGACTCTGATAGTATATAGGATACTAAAGAACTTTATTTTACATTATCTGAAGCTACCACAAAGTATATAACAGCTACTAATTTTAATAATAGCTTGTTTGCTTATTTCTCTCCTGTAATGGGTATTCCAGTTGGAAATATAACTGAATGGAATTACGATAATAAAAATACTAGATTTCCTTATAGTAACTAGGGAACTATACAATAGAGATACATTACTATGCAAGGATATAATCTAGCAGGATTTATGTAGCAAATGGATATGTAGGGAATGCATTTATCTGGTAAGTCATGGGTAGATTTACAGATTCCTTTGTTTTCAGGAGATGCTAGCCAAATAAATCTATTAGATGGTAATGGATGGACTTTATCTTTTACATTTAGAACTGACTCCAACGTAGATGCTTCTGATGTAGTAGCTTGTATAGGTAAATATAATGAAAATCAAGAATTACAGGCTGGTATAGAAATACAAGCAAGTAAAATATTATATGCTGTACAAACTACTTAGTATAGTTACAATATTACAAAAGGAGACTTAATAACTGTAGATATAGTAGGACAAAGATATGTAGGTCCTGGGGATTTAGAAACTAATCCTACACACTGGTTCTTAAAAATATATGTAAATGGAGTGCTTTCTTTAGTTACATCTCATACATCTGGATAGATGTTTAATACTGATAATGGAGGAACATATGGATGGTACTTTAATAATTATCTACATATAGGAGGAAGGATAATTGAAGGAGAAGTATATGATGCTTGTTCAGTTCATGTATATGATTTTAAAGGATATTCTACAGCTCTTTCTGATAATGAAATAATTCAAAATTATATATCTTCAACTATATATAGTGAATTAGAGCCTAATGGTAATCCTGATATGTCCACTTAGAATGAAATGCTATAGAATAACTTCATTTAGATTGGAACTGATGGTAATTATCATAGTATTCTTTTTGATGACAATGATGAAACAGAATATAAGGATGCTAATTCGTTATTAAGTAGTCTTATTAGTGCATTAGCAGAATCTCGTATTCCATATCCTATTGTAGTAGTAAACTAGCTTACTTCTGATTCTAATTTCTTAGGTATTACTGAGTCTAAATTTAATGAGGACCTTAAAGAAACTGTAATGGCTTCTAGATTCCCTATAAATATAGATTACTATACTATGGGTAATGCTACACCTACTCGTATAGATAACACAATAGGAACTGGAATGACCATTGGTATACAGGGTACATCTTCTCTTAGATATAATAGCAAAAACTATGAAATTTATATGGGAAAGATGGGAGATACAGATGCTAGTCCAGATTTCTTAGTATAGATGAGGGAAGATTGGCTGCCAGAAAATAGATATACTCTTAAGGCAGATGTGATGGATTCTTCTCATGTAAATAACATTCTTGTAGGTAGTATAGTAAATGGACTTGTTACTACTACAGATAGTTAGGGAAATACTGTTAAAGTAGTTCCTCTTGATAATACCCCTCCAATGGAAAAGAGTGGTTATTAGTATGCTAGTAAAGTTAAACATACATCTGAAGGTTATCCTTGTATCCTATTTATAAACTTTAAAGCATCAGATAGTAATGTAGCGAACTGTCGCTGTATGGGTATTTACAACTTTAACTTGGGTCGTTATGCTTACTACAATCTTGGTCTTAAATTATTAAGCGGTGTTACTTATACAAGTGAAGATGAAATATATCCAAGAACTGTTGCTTCTTATTCTTCAGAAACTTCTATAGAACAAGGTTCTCCTGTGTATTCTATGGAAGTACAAGAAAATAATGCTATAGCAATGTTTGACTAGGATGATCCTGATATTCTAAAGGAAGGAGTATTTGAGTTTCCTTACGATTCAGATGGACAAGGAGAAGCAAACTTACAAACACTTCTTACTTTCTTAGCCTCTTTCGGGTATAATATAGAAACTGATAGGAAAGTATATAGACAGAATGAATGGCAGACTCCAAAGCTTAAAAAGATAGACGGAACTTGGCAAGAATCTGGTGAATATTATAGAGTCTATGATGTAGTAAATTATGTTAAGTCTACACTTGATAAGTATATGCATTGGAATAATATGGTAAGTTATTACATGATAGCTATTATATTTGGATTAGTAGACTCTATGGCTAAAAACTTAACTTTACGTTCATGGACACGTTCAGATTTAAGTAATATATGGTATATGTGTTTCTATGATATGGATACAGCTTTACGTGTAAATAACGTAGGTGCTGAAACAGTTCCATATAATGCACATTTACATAGATACTACACTGATAATACAGCTTTAGCAGAAGCTCGTATTACTAACCATTGTTCTTCTATTCCTGGAGTATTTAATCAAGCATATTCTGGATATAATACAAGACTACAAGAGATAGTTGAAAATTTACGTCCAGATAGTGTTGATGCTAAATCATTATAGTCTGTGTATAAAGACTTACGTACTAATTTATTCCCAGATCCTGAAGCTTTTATAGATACCTATTATATAGGACAAATAAATAAAGTTGGACCGGCTCTTTATAATTATGACTACTATCTAAAATATTTACAAACAGAAAAATCTTATAATCCTGCTACAGGTAAATATGGAGATAATACATATAATTATAGTGAAATATCTTATCTACATGGTAATGGTAGTGCTAATGTAAAAGACTGGTTTGTAAAAAGAATTAAGTTCTTAGATGGAGTATATGGAGTAAGTACAGAAGGTTATAGTACTCTTACTGGTATTAATAATACTCCTCTTGCTAAGAAGTGGATGGATAATAATGCTACCTATATTCCAAATGTAAGTCCTACTAGTGTTTCTTTAAATCTTACAGCCGAAAGTTAGATTCGTATTACAATAGCAACTTCTGATAGACCAATATCTTTCTGGATAAACGAAATACCTGGATAGTATAGAGTGAATAACGTTGGAGGTCCTTAGGTTGTTACATTCTATGCAAATGAATACTTAACAAACTTAGGAAACTTTAATCAATTTACTTGGCAAGATATAGCTTCTCTTACATTTCCACTTATTAAGGAAATTAGTTTAAGGGATTAGACTAATATACAAGCAAATGACTTCTTAGTTAATGCTAGTAATCTAGAATCTCTTGTAAGTTTAGATTTACATGGAGTTACTTTATTAGATTCAAACTCTGGAGTTGTATATAAACCTTTAAATATTGCTTAGTAGCTTCGAAACTTAGAAATTTTAGATATATCTAATTCATCATTTAATGAAGTTCCTCTTTCTAGTAGTTCAGTTCTTAGAAGGTTAGATTTATCTTATACTAAGATTAAAACTCTTACGTATCAAGACCAGGCTATGTTAGAAGAACTTATAATAGATGGATGTACTGAACTTGAAACTATAAATTTAAGTAACTGTCCAAAACTTAAGACTCTTACAGTTCCTGCAAGTGTAAAAACTGTATTTATAGGAAATTGTCCTGGAATGACTAGTATTGTGGCTGAATACTATGGCTCTTAGATGTAGATAAGTAATCTTAAATCATTTACAGTATCTGCTTGTCCTGGACTTAAATATGTAAGTTTCAATAATTAGAATAATCAAGAATTAAAAATAAGTCTTGTTGGTGCTCCTAACTTAGAAAATGTATAGTTAAATAGAATACTTACTACAGATATTACATTCCCATCTAAAGCCAGTTGGACTACTCTTAAAGAGCTTAATTTAGGGGGAAACAATATTAGTTATCTTAAATATGATAATACTCCTGCAACGAGTTATCTTGACCTAGAACAATTTGAAGATTTATAGACTTTAGTTCTTACAGATAATAAAACAATTCAAGGAGTTAAGTGTCCAAATAACTAGGATAAACCTATAAGATTATCTACTAGTGCTTTAGCAGGATGTAATAGTATGTAGTTCTTATATGGAAACTTTATAATTACAGGAACGAGAGTATTCTCTGATTGTTCTGCACTTACTTTAAATTCTCCTTCTATATATAGTTAGTATGGAATTTAGTTTTCATTTATAGATAGGGACGATGCATGTAATATAACTTTTGACACTAATCTTTCTTCTACAGATGAAATGTTTAATGGATGTACTTCTTTATCAGGAAATGATTTTAGTATGCTTATGCTAAAATTACATAGTAATATAACTTCTTTAAATAAGATGTTTATAAATTGTAATAGCATAGATGCAGAAATAAAGTATGACTTATTTAGGCATTGTCCTAATGTAACTAATATAACTTCATTTGCTGAGAGTACTGCTATAAGAGGAGGAATATACTCTAGAAAAGCAGATTATGATGCAGAAGATACAATGACATATGGAACATTTGATTTCTTACCACACTTGCAACAAGCTTCTAATGCATTTAGTGGTACAGCTCTGGAGTATATAGATACTAATGTATTTGCTCCTCTAAATGGAAGATATGCAGGGTTACAAGAAGCTGATTATATGTTCTCTAACTGTTATAATTTATAGAGTTGTGAATTAGTGAATAGAGATTCTATAATTTAGAATGGAACTCTTAAGTCTAAAACTTTCTTTACTAATTTAAGGAACCTCCCAACGTTCCCGAAGGGATTCTTCTCTGGATGTTCTAAGATTAACATGGAAATAGAGTCAGAAACAATAGGAGATATAGTATTTGATTACTTATTCCATTGGCCTACTTCTATTACTGTAAGAACTATAGATGCTTCTATTTATCAAGGAGTAAATTTAGTTGGAGAAATTCATGATAATGTATTTGGAGGAAGACTCAAATCTGATGGAGAATATGAAATAGTAAGTTGTACTGTTATAAACTCTCCATTTGGAAGTAGTGGAGGTAACGTGAGATGTGACTTATCTCAAATGAGTAAGATGTTTACCAATCTTAGAAGTACATTATTACAAGCAAAGTATGTGTTCAGAGGAGTCAAGTTTACAAATTCAGCAATTCCGAATAATATATTTGAAGGTTGTACTGTATTGAATAGTGTATCTGGATTTTTCTCTAATGATACTCTTACTAATGAAGATGCTGTATATACATTCCCAGACGTGTCCTTATTTAGAGATTGTACTTCATTAAAAGACGTATCATATCTATTTGATAATGCATATAACTTAGATATATAGTTGAGAGGAGAAGGATTTATAAATTGTTCTCTTACAAATGTTCAAGGAATGCTTTATAATTCTGGAGTATTTGGAACAATTCCTTACAAGTTCTTCTATATGGAAAAGAATGGGCAGATATAGCATACAATAGAAACAATAAGTTCTGTATTCTATGGTTGTTATAAGTTAGGGTATTCTAGAAATAGAACTCTTAATATAGGAACTCCTTATACTGCAAATAAGATAGAAATGAGAACTACTTGGAGTGATGCTGTTATTTCTGTTCCTGGAACAAGAATAGACTTCCAGTTAGATTTCACAAACTTTGATGGAAATGACCCATACTATATAGATGGACGAGACTGGGCAAGTATAAATCCAGAACTTGTAAACTCTCCTTATTATCCTTAGCTATACAATGAAGTATTTAGTTATGATAATGAACAAGCAGAAGCTCTGTCTGATACTAGAGATAGAGAAATAGGTTATTAGAATTATATGTTCCCAGCAGACTATCTTAGATATTGTAGTCCAGAAAGTGATTTACAAGGAGCATTCTCAGGACTTAGCTATACTACTTCTGTTATATCTACTGACGATGAAGGTGTAAATACTCTTAATGTTGGAAGTAAAGATGGACTTGTTGGAAGACTTCCATGTAAATTATTTGAAGAACTTACTGATAGTACTAAGTTTGTTTCAGTATTTGCTGGACTTAATTTCTGTGCATTTGTAAACTTTAATAGTTATAAGTTTAATACTCTTAGATATCCAGCAGCTTAGTGTAGAGGTATTAAATATCCTCCAGATTTATTGAAACATAATGTAAACTTACTTTCTATAGAAGGACTATTCTAGAATACCTATATAGAAGTTGGAGTTGATATTAATTCTGACTTATTAATTAATAATACACAACTTACTGATGTGTCCTCGTTATTTAAAGATGTACTATTTAATGAGAATGATTATTTTGAAGCTAATGAAGGATAGAATCCACAAATAAGTTGGGATATATTTAGTACTTGTTCTGAATTATAGAATGTTAGTAGACTATTTGAAGTTTCTAATGCTAGGGACTATGAAAAGGGATTACGTATAATTCAATCTATCTTATTTGATCCTCAAGGTAGTAATAATCCAAGTAATCCTCGTATTATTAATGTTTCTGGAATGTTTAATAATAATAGATTATTAAGAGGTTCTATTCCTTTATTTGATACAAGTAAGTTCACACGTATTAGAAATTACTCAGGTTACGTAGAAGGGGTTAATAAGAGCTCTATTACTAACGCTACTACATTTATTGGAATGCATGAGTCTGGTTGGGTACCACAAACTTGGATAGAACAAAATGGATAATTTAATTAGAACAGATACAGTATTTGGCAAGAGAGTCAATATAGTAGGAAATATTTCGGCTGACTTGGTGTTAGAATCTCTAGGTAAGATCTACATCAAGTCCCGAAATAAGTCCTAGACACTAGAAGAAGTTATTAAAAACTTAGCTGTAGAGGACCCAAATATAAGTACTTCAAGAGTAAAAGTAGTAAATGGAACAGAAGAACTAGATACTACTGAATTTAAAGAAGGTACTTTTGTTTTTGATAAGTTAAGTAGTATATTATATTTATTTATAGATAATGAGTTATTAGAACTCGTAAACGTGGCTCCTGAAGGTACTGACTATGTAAAACGTTCTGGAGATACAATGAGTGGTAGATTGGCTATATACGTAAAGAATGGTCCTCCTCTTTATGTAAATAGTGCTGACTTAGTTGAAAATCTTAATGCTCAATATTTAAACGGAGAAGATGGAAAGGCTTTCACTAGAAGAAATAAGGATGAAAAAATTAATGGTTCTTGGACTTTTAGAAATCCCACTACTTTTGAGTCTTCTGCTCTCTTTTATAAAGATATCGTAACTCATGGAAGTATAGGAACCTCTGAATTTTCAAGTGGATTTGGTGGGTATGGTTGGAGATTAGATGCTGATACTAATACTCTAACTATAGATAATCTTATAGTTCGTAAAATGATGTAGGTGTATGAGTTCGTGGTAAATAAAATATCAGCAACTAATGGTTCTCTATGGATTACAAATGCAGGTAAAGTAAAGTCAGTATAGAAACTTGAAATAAAGGAAAATACATTTTTTAGTGATACACCTGAATATGAAAAATTCTGTTTATCAAGATATCAAGGAGACTACTTTATAAAATTAACTATTCCTATACAATATAAAACTTTTACAGATCCTGTTGCTGCTTTTTCTACTGCTAGTGGAACTGGAGTAAATATAAAACAATGTTGGAGCAATAGTAATCTTCAAAATGCAAGACTTATAAAAATTCTTAGTAGTAAATTAACTTAGAATGATTACTTTACTGATTTAGGTTCTTCTGAATATAGATTATATGGACTTTTTGACTATGATTTTGTATTTGATTGTATATTTCCTATAATAACAAGAGAGAATTATGCTGCTTATTTATAGGACTAGAGTTAGGATTTTACCGTATCTAATGTATATACTTATTTTAAATATTTTGCAGGAGGAGACTTCTATATAGTAACTTTTGATGATGATGAACTTCCTGTATTTGAAATAGGAGATATTCTTAGATGCCAGAAATGGACTTATGGAGGAATAAAATACTATGATGCAGTTGTTTGTAATATTATAGGTAAATCTTATATAATATAGTTAGCAGATTCTATACTTGATAAAAAGACTACTGTTATATATGATTCTTCATTAGAAGCTTAGACAACAATACAAGAGGATGAAGTAAATATAGATCTTTATAAACAATCTAGTTTATATAAAGAACCTAGTCAAGAAGGAAACTCTAATTATGATGATGAAGGAAATCTTATAAACTTAAACTATCAAGAATAGTAGAAGAAAAATCTAATTGGAAAAGTAGAAATAAATGATTCTCTTGTTTAGATAGGAAATCTATGGAATCCCCAAAGATAGAATGCTGTCTATATAACATCTACAGATAATGGGGCTCCTTTTATGGATGTTATTTCTGGAGTAAATCGTCCTGATTATTCTGTTATATATTATGTACCTATTTACCAGACAGTAAAACTGTGTACTACCACTCCTGTAGATAGAAATACTTTTACTGGTTATAGAAACCTAACTGATATTCCTTATACAGGCACTTACTATATATAGAAAGATAGTACAAAGTGTGAATATGTATATTTTAAATATAATAATGTATATTATTTAGCGTATGGAAATTCAGTTCCAAGTATACCTGGAGATTCAGTAGAAGTAATATACTATTTAAATACAATTCCAGATGAAAATACAGCATTTGGAGAAGCTTATGAACCTTTCTATATACTTACAGAAGATGGGAAACAAATAGTAACAGAAGGACTAGAAGGTGGTGAATAGTAGACAGAAAAACCTATAATACTTGAAGAAACTAGGGCTTTATTATAGGTTGCCTCTACTAGAACTACTAAAGCTCGTCTTGGTAATTTGGATGGAATACAAGATGAAATATTTCCAATAGATAGATAGCCTTATGGTTATGGTTTATATGCTTAGAATGTATTTTTAACTGGAGAATTTTATTTAAATAATGGACGCTCCGTTGCTGACATAGGAAATGAAGCAATATCATTTGCTATAGCTTCTTAGAATTCTATTTACAATTCTATGAATATACTTAAAGAAGACCTGAAGAAAGCTGATGAACTACTTTCTTAGAGTGTATATTCAAAAGGAGAACTCCGTACTGCAGGTATGCGTATAGGTAATGATGCAAATAATAATCCAGGAATTCTATTATGGGGTAATAGTATTATCATAGCTACTACTGCAGATGAGTTTGCTGGAAAAGTTGATGCTACTGCTTTATTTGCAAATGGAAGAATAGTATCTAAGTTTATATCAGTAAATAATATCCATTCTGCCCTCGGATTTGGAAATACTATTCCAGTTATATAGGTAGAATATGAGTATGAAGGGCAAAAATACTATAGAGAACAAGAATTATTTAGTGAAACTACAGTAGTAGATGGAGAAACTCAGACTCAATATTACTATATAAATGAACTTACAGGAGATAGAGTATATAAGCCATTCTCAGGGATATATGGTAATACTACATATGGTTGGAATCTTGAAGCTACTGGAGAAGGTTATCTTGCACAGAGAAATATAAGCTGGTAGAAGGATGGGCAACTTACCATAAAGGGAGATATTGAAATACAAGAGCCAAATGGTATACATATAATGACTAATTCTGGATATAATGCCCTCAATATTACAGGAAGGAGTATGGTTAGTGACCCTGTAGGTGCTGAAAATTCATAGAACAGTCTAACTAAATGGACAAATGCTTCTGTATAGTATTTTTACTTCTAGAGTTCTTATACCAATCTGACGCCTGTGGATGTAACTTAGGATATATAGAATATAAATAATGGAACGTATAACCCAGAATATCCATTTCCTTCCTTTGGATCAGTCACTTCTATAAATATAGGATTAGCTAATATGACTATAAGTTTAAGAGGATACTTTTCTTATAATAACTATAGTTCTGCCTATTAGAGATTTTCTACTCCGTACCCTCTAATACTAATTTTAAATTTTGCCAATAATCCGCAAGAAGTATATGCTTTATATTCATTATAGTCTTGGCAATATACAATAGGAAGTGATCCTCTAAACAATATATAGGTGTGTGTTATGGGTACAAATCATGTAACAATGTAGGGACATATCTCTTACTATTCTACAAATGTAGCCTCCGAAATAGGCACAAACTTTATAGGTATGTATGGAAACAATTCATTACTATGGTTTGGAGATTGTGGATTTAAAGTTGGATACATTGTTACAGATGCAGAGTAGAGTACTATATCTAAGAGATTTTCATAGTGTGCTTTATCTGTAGATAAAAATGGAGTAGCTTTACTTCCAAAAGTCAATAATAATAACTTATCTGCTGTTATTGATGAATTAAGTGCAGATACTACATAGAATGGAATAGACTTATTATATGGAATAGATGGAACTGTTGGTTGTTAGTATTATTCAGATGAATATACTAGATAGAACGATGGATAGACCTAGTATCTTAGCTATGATGCAAATGCTAAAGGAGAAAAAGATTATGTCATACAAGCTTCATAGACATCAGGAGGTGAAGAATACTTACGATTAGATATCGCACCATAGATAGGAGGACATAAAATACATATCATAAAGCCTAGTACCACACATAAAATGTAGGTTACTATAATGCCTTATATCAATAATATACGTATTGGCTAGATATTAATAATCCAACTAGATATAAGAGAATCTGGTAGTGCTGGAGATTTCCAAGGAGTTTGGATAGAAGCATATTAGGGAAGAATATATTGGTATAATTCTATAGGGAATAACTATGTCCCTGCACACTAGAATCTCTTTGAAGGAATGTAGTTATTAAATGAACCTTTAATTTTAATGTATATGGGAAAAAAGACTTTTAGTGGTACAAACTATTATATATGGAAGTCTTTATCTCCTAAGTATTGATTATGACAATAAAAGAACGATTATCTTTATTACAAATACTTCCAACTTAGGGAAGTTTGGTCGAAATGTGCGATGTTTATGACTTAGTAAGAGAATTAAAACTAAGTGATGAAGAAAAAGGATAGATAAATTATATAGAGGTAGGTAACAATATTAAATGGGACTATGAAAAAGACCCTAACAAAGAGATAAATATAAGTTCCGACTAGTATAAGATTATAATGACCCAGATAGATAATTTAGACAAACAAAAGTAGATACCTTTATCTATGATTGACCTTATAATGAATTTAAAAAAGTATGGCGAACGTTTCTAAGCTAGTTCCACATATCCTTAAATGGGAAGGTGGATGGTCAAATGACCCAGCAGATGCAGGGGGTCCTACAATGAAAGGAGTTACCTTGGCTGTATATACTGCTTATAGAGCTAAGAAGGGTAAGAAAACTCCTACATAGAGAGACTTGAGAAATATCTCATAGGAAGAATGGATAGATATTCTAAAAACTATGTATTGGGATAGATGGAAAGCAGACTAGATAAATAGTCAATCTATTGCTAACTTAGTAGTTGATTGGTTATGGACTAGTGGTACTTATGGAATAAAGTTTCCTCAGAGGGTTTTAGGACTCAAGGATGATGGAATTGTAGGTCCTAAAACTTTATAGGCTATTAATAATTATCCAGACCAGGAAGCCTTATTTAATAAGTTATGGTTAAGACGTAAAGAACACTTTACAGCTATTGCTAATTCTAGACCTGCTAATAAGAAATTTTTAAATGGATGGCTTAATCGTCTAAATGATATGAAATGGATAGATTAATTAGAAAATCTGCACTTAAAGTATTATTATTCTTTATTTATTTAAATAATAGTTTTAGTATTTTGAGTGCAGAGAATTCTAATTATATTTGATATGTTTTATAAATAATAAGAATTATGGCAATAGGAATTGATGATTTAGACTTTTACGAGGAAGAAGTACAAGATACTTTACCTCAAGGTGGTACAGAGCCACCTCAAGAACCTCCTACACAATAGGAGCCCCAAACAACTGGGAATGAAACTCCTCCTACTGGAAATAGTGGAGAACAAACTACACCTTCCGATAGTCAAGGAGGAGAAGATGATATAATTAAAACATTACTTAAAGAAAAAGGAATATTAGATCCTTCTAAGATTAAGTTTGACGGAGATAATAATGAGGTAGAAGAACGTGCTTGGGATACTTTGACTCGTGAAGAGCAACTTAATATCTTAAGAGACCCCGTAGTGTCTCCTTCTCAAGAAACTTCTGAGGAACCAGACTTAACAGATGATGAGATAGAATTTCTAAATATGCTAAGGAGTAATAATTTAACTCCCCAGCAATATCTCAGTCAATTAAAGCAACAATCAACACCTGAGCCTTCATATACTGTGGATGAGCTTAGTGATGATGATTTGTTTGTTTTAGATTTACAAGCTAGAGTGGAAGGAATAACTGAAGAACAGCTATCCAAGTCACTCGAAAATGCTAAACAAGATGAGGCTCTTTTTAAGAAACAAATGGAAGGTATTCGTAAAGAATACAAGGACTTAGAAGACCAAAATAAACAGTAGCAAGAACTTCTTGCACAACAGTAGCAAGAGGAACAGTATCAATAGTTTTCTAATGTAATACTAGGACAAATAGATAATCTAAATTCTATTGCTGGACTTGATGTAGAATTAGAGAATGATGATAAAGAACAGCTAGCTGAGTTTATTTTAGGTCGTGACGAAGCAGGCATAAGTAATTTAGGTAAGGTTCTCAATGATCCAGAGTCATTAGTAACTATGGCTTGGTATGCGCTTAATGGGGACAAAATGATAGATGATATTACAACAATGTATAAAGAATCCATTAAAAAAGTAAGACAAGAAGCTTATAATAAAGGCTTAGAAGATGGAAAGAAAGGTATATAGCCTGGACACGTTGTTGTTACTCCTCCTCCTACTGTTAAGACAGAGGAGAAGAAGAATGTCTCTTCTATTGAGGATTTAGACTTTTAATTAACTTTTTAAATAAGATTTTAACTATGATTGTAGCAAATTTTGTAACTAACAGATCTACAATGTCTGAAACACGTACTTATGAAGATTTCTATAAATTCTTAGGTACACAACCTTATAAGTTAGGTGTTGTTTCAAGACTTTATCCTGAATTAACTGCTTCATATTTAACAGAATCTCTTAGAAATATTTTCTATCAGGATAGAAAACAAGGTAATAAGTATCAATCAATTGATGCTATGTATTTTGAATGGGAGGTTGAAACCAACTATATTAAGAGAGTTGAATTTGCAGCAGTTCCCGAAACAGACGGAGCCGATGGACAAGAAATTGTTATGGCTTTCAAAGAAAGATACTATGAAAAGTACGATATCTTTAAGATTGATGAAACTGGACAGCAATGTTTTGTTGTAGCAAGACCTGTAAGAAAGGCTGACGATTACTGGGAAGTAACTGTTCGTTTAATTGACAATGACTATAAGTCAGTTCTTGACCTAAGTGGTTGTCAAATTGGTATGACTACAAGATTCTAGTCAAATGCCATGCCTAAAGCATCTTGGGCCTTAGTAGCGTGAGCTTCTAAGCAAACCTCTTGAATTGCTGGAAATCCTACCATGAAAATGGGGACAATCAGCAGCGAAGCCTAAATATTTTAGGAACGTTCAACGACTATCGAAAGTATAATATAAGAGAAATACTTATATGAATAAATGAGTAGAGTACAGAGAAATCTGGAAGTGGGAGGGTTCTTATTAATGGTAATAGTTAGTAAGAATATGATATAGTCTAATTTATATAGTAATATATAATGTGCATGGAGATGCACGAGGAAGGTTTGAACACTTTATATGGTCAACACCTAATTTTTACATAGCTTTCCTCCGCTGCCTAATGCAGTGTAAAATTAAATAAATATTCTTAATTGCTGGGACGCCCACAGGGTCAATCAGCAGCGAAGCCTTAGAGAATACAAGCGAATTTCGAAGTACTAAGGAACGTTCAACGACTAGTCCGAAGGACGTAGGAGAAATAAACTCCGAAATGGAATAAATCTAAAACTTAAATAAATTATGAAATATATTGTATATCAAACTGTTAATAAAGTAAATAATAAGATATATGTTGGAGTTCATGGAACAGAAACTCCTGATGAATTTGATGGTTATATAGGAAATGGAGTTAGCATTTATAGACCTGCTACATATTTAAATCCTAAAACACCTTTTCAATATGCAGTAAAGAAATATGGAATTAAAAGTTTTATAAGAACTACTCTTAAAATATTCGATAAAGAAGAAGATGCTTATAAAATGGAAGAAGAAATTGTTAATGAAGACTTTTTAAAACGAGAAGATGTTTATAATCTAGCTTTAGGAGGAAGAATTACTGAATTAGCTAATCCACGTAAAAAAGTCTATATGTATGATTTAGATGGTAACTTTGAAAGAGAATTTGATAGTGTAAACTCTGCTGGAAGGTTTTTAAACCCATCTGCTGTTGGAGCAGGGCATCTTCCAAGAGCTATAAAAGAAGGACATCAATTCCTAGGACATCAATTTTCTTATGAAAAAGTTCCATTTATGAAGAAACTTAAACATAGGACTATGGGAACAGTTGATAAACCTTATATAGGAGGAAAGGTAGGAAGATTCAATGATGAAGGAAAACTACTTGAAACCTTTAATACAATGACTGACTGTGTTAAAGCAGGTTATAAAAATGCTAAACTTGTAACACAGGGAAAACGAGAACATTGTAAAGGATTTGTATTTAAGTATTTAGATTAAGATATAGTCTGACCAATATGGTAACATATTGATTAACAAAAGTGTATGTAAAATATCAATCAAATATTGAGAAACACAGAAACTACATCACAACTCACCGTGTTGATGATAGCTATTCTGCTCAATATGCAGCTTTCGAAGATAAATTCATTTCTATTGGTGAAGGTAAGGGACAAGGTAACCTTACAGAAACTATTTATAGAATGGATAAGTTAGAGAAGAATCTTCTTGATAACTTCCTATATGTAAGAAATAACGGCTTGCTCTTTAATAAGACTAACGTTGATGTAAACGGTAAGCCAACAATAAGTGACCCAGATACTGGTCGTCCTATTTATATTGGTGATGGTATTATCCCACAGGTTGAAAGATTTGCTTCTAAGTATGCATTCGTTAAACTTACTATTGATGTATTCAATGTGGTGATTGCTACTATGAATGAGAAAGCTAAGAAACCTACTGGTAACAAGTACATGTTTATCTGCAACGAAAGAATGTGGACTCTTATCCAAACAGTTCTTGGTGATTTCTTAGCTAAATATAAGACAGAAGGTACATATATTTATAGCAAGCAGGCTAATGATTATATCAAGGTTGGTGCTACATTTGATTCTTATGAATATGGTGGCAACCAAATTACCTTCAAGGTAGATAGAACATTCTCAAGAGAATATGGATTCCAGAAGGCTTATTGCTTATGTCTTGACCTAACAGCTGATGCTACTGAGGCTGAACCCCCAATCCAGATGTTCACACTGAAGGGTGGTGACTTCATTACTAACAAGTACCTTGGTGTTGGTGGACGTAATGGTCTAAGCTCTGGCGAAGTTTCTAGTCCTGTAGCTGCTTCTAAAGTAATCAACTGGGGATACTCAGGTGTGGGAGTTTTCAATCCGTACAGAAGCTTTATCCTTAGAGAAGTTTGATTATAAGATTAAGATAAGGGAAGAGGAGTCATAATCCTCCTCTTCCATATTTTTATATAAATTTATTCAATGTTAATATGAGTGTGACAAGAGAAAACTACATTGTTTTACGCAGTGTTTATGGTAAAGTAGGAATAAAGTATTATTTACAACCTTGTAAAGATCCGAAAACTGGGAGATACCCCGAATGTGTAAAAGCAACTAATTCTTTAGGAGATTTAATTCTTACTGACGCTGAAAGAAATAGTGGTAAATACTACATAAAAGAAGGAGAACAAATTATAGTTGAAGACGGAACTGTATTTAATTTGAATGATGATATTCAAGCAGCTCAATGGGAAGCTATAAAAAATTGTCCTCTTATTGCTCCAGAAAGATGGGCTAAAGATGCAAAAGGAGACTATCTTATAGACGGTACAATGGATTGGAAGGCAAAGAGACCTCGTTATGGTATAGCTGAACTTTATGTAGACCGTCCTGGAGAAGAAGTTAAACTACGTGTTTCTAAGAAAAAGAAGATTTTACAAGCTTCTGACTTCATTATTAATGATGATAATGGTGTAGATGGAAGACTAACTATGGCTAAGATTCTAGGTAAAAGAATGTCAGGACAATCAGATGCTGATGTTGAAGACTTCTTATTACAGATAGCCGAAAAAGATCCAGATAAGATTATTAAGCTATACACAGGAGGAGATCTTACTTTACGTATTCTTCTTGTTGATGCTCGTGAAGCAGGTGTTATATTTGTTCGTGATAAAAATTACTGGTACAGTGACAAGATTTTAGGAGGAACAGATGATGCTGCTATTACATGGATGAAAAATCCTAAGAATAAGAAAATACTTGAACTTATAAAGAAAGATACTTATCCACATTTATACCCTGATACTATAGATGAACCTCAGGGAAAAGATAAGACAAAATAAACTATAAAAGTTTATAACTATGACGGCAAGACAGATTTATGAAGCTGTTTTAATTGAACTAAATAAGTCTCAAGCTCCTAATTTATTACTTGAAGACTTTAATTACTTTTTTAATAAAGCCGTTGATCAATACGTAAATAGAAGATATAATATCTATGATATTAATCAACAAACTACAGATGATGTAAGAGTCTTAAAATCTACAGTTACTCTAGAAGTTACAGATGGGCAAAATGCCCAACATAAGAATGGAAAAGACGTAACTAAAAAAGGTTCTCTTTATAACTCTATTTATGAATTTGACCTTCCAACAGACTACTTACATCTTTTAAACTGTATTTGCGAGTATAAAGTACTTAAGCCTTTTAAATGCTATGATGCTAATACATATGTACAGTTTGCAGCAGAAAGACTTACAGCAGATAGCTGGTCTACAGTTATTAATAATGTTTATACTCGTCCTACTTACAAGAGACCTTATTATTACCTTCATAATGTAAATAGAGATTTAGTAAATACTGCAACAAGCGGTGAAGCTACTTATGCAGACTATACATCTCATTTATATGATGGAACAGTTGGTAATTCTGAACCAACAGAAAATAAGGCTATTCCAACTGATCCTTATGGGCCAGATATTAAAACTATAGGTACAGAATTTTCGGATACTGATACTTATGGAGAAAATATAATTGATAATAATCAGCACATAAGTGATAAGAATGGAAATCTGTATGCTAATGATAAGAGTACTACAGGAGGTGTAAGTAGAGTAATAGATATTAGAAATACTACAGGTACAGGCTCTACACAAGTAAATGCTGTAGAGAAGATTGGACAAATCCGCTATGGTAATCCAGGTAATGTACGTATTGAAATTAGATACGGTAAGGATAATTCATTATTCCAACTAGAGAGAGTCTATGTGGATTATATAAAGGCTCCACAACATATTAGACTATCACAAGAACAACTCGATTTAACAGAGGACACTTCTCAAATGATGGAATTCCCAGATTATGTATGCCAAGAGATTATAAATGAGTTGGTACATATAGTTATGGAGAATGGACGTGATGATCGTCTAAATACCCATATCCCAGTTACACAGACTATTGCCAATCCAGCTCAGCAATAGGAACAGCCTCAACAAACAAAGAGAGGTTAATAATTAAATGATATGTTTCAATTTACAACAACTACTATCGTAAATAGTCTACAGGACTATAATGACGTAAATCAATCCCTTATTACTGAGATTAAAGAAGGTAATACTGTAAAGGGAATTCACATTAAGAGAGATTTTAAATTTTTAGCTGACAATGTAGAAGCTATCTATAAGAGAGCTGCTTCTGATCCAGTATTGGCTCAGGCAACTATAGATTTAACCGAAGTTACCGCTCCTGCTGTAGATACAACTTTCAGAATTGCTGTTTATATTAGACTTTCAGGCTGCCAAAACAGTTACTATGCAAATGATTTTGTATTTAAAGGAAAGCCTTTCTATATTGAATTCCTTTGGAAAGCTGGAGAAACTGCAGCTAATGTAGCAAAGAAAGTAGTAAAAATTGCTAAGAAATATCAGCAAATGGTTTATGAATATCAGTTACTTGCTATTTCAGAAAACGCTGGTGTTTTAACTATAGATGGTACAGATGAATATCAAACTCTAACAAAAGTTGATTTTGAAAAGTTTGATGAGAACCAAGGAGCTTGGCAAGAAGGTGGACACGTAGGTGCTTTCATTGCTATTGACAGTATTGAAGACGAAGACGGAGAAATTGTTGAACTTGTAAGACAAGCAAAACAAGGCTTTGGTACTTATAGAAATATGATTAAAGATTACAGATTACCTACTGCTGCAAATACAAGATGGAGCAAAATCATACAAGACGAGACTCCTGTTGTAGGTGCAAAGTACAACCAATATACTATTGTTTACTGTGTAAATAGAGGTATTATGGGTGGAGATGCAGTTGGTGAAGTTGTTAAATCTAAGACAACTCATGTATTCTTTGTAAAGCAAGACTTAGCTTCTGATTTTGAAACTCAGTTAGCTAAGATTGGAACAATCGAAACAGTTACAGATTGATATTAACCAACTAAAATAGGGCAGGGGCACAAAATGCCCTTGCCCATTTTTTATTTATGCTTATAAAGAAACTTGCAGACGCTATATACAATGATGTTGTATCAGGTCTTTAGGGATACCATCATAATCCTTCTATTTCAATGGAATAGTTAGAGGATGATGTAGTTGATGAGCGTTTACAAATCTTGAAAGAATACTCTTTAAAAGGTACTCTTCCTATAAGAGATTTATTAACTGCTGTTAATTGTATACCTGTAGACTGTAAAGACTTAGAAAAATGTAGATGTAGAGAATCAATTGGAACTACTCCAACAGCTCACTTTGAAATGCCTTAGGTACTTGATGGTGCAATAAACTATATAGGTTCTATAGATAGACAACTTCCATTTCTGTTTTATACTTCTCCATATTAGTGGAATTATTATCATAAATATAGAAAAAGAGGTAGGAATAAACCTTTTGTATTTATAGATACAAGTCCAAATGAAAATGGAATGTATGATGCTTATATATTTAATGCTCCTATGATAAAACAAGTATCTGTAGTAGCTGTATTTAAAGATCCAAGACAGTTAGAAAATTATGCTTGTTGTTCTGATTTAGATGACGATAACTTTTCTGCTATTAATAATGAAGTTAAGAGAAGACTTACTGAAAAGAAATTACGTTACTATAGACAACTTGCTATGCAGCCAGCTCCTAACGATTAGACTTATAAACCATGAAATTTGGATATGCTATGTTTTTAGCTAATCAACTCTATGATTTAGAGTTACTTCCCGATGATTTTGAAGAAATAGGCCTAGTTGCTTGGAGAATGATTGGGAATAAGAAATAGAGACTATATAGATACTGTGTAGATATAAATTGCCATTCTAATACAGTAGAACTTCCTTGTAATTGTGATGAAATAGAAGCAATTACTTATGGATTTGAAGATTGGAACTTCGTTTCTAACTTCTATCCTAATGGAGATCCTTACTCTTCATGGGTTGAAGATTATATAGAAGCAAGAAAAGCTTTTGAAAATCCACTTTATATAGGAGGTAGATATGTCCATTATGAAAGAGTAGGTGATACGCTCTATTTAGATGGAAAATATACAGGAAAAATCTTTATCCTTTATAAAGGTACTATATTAGATGATGATGGCCTTCCAGAAATTACGGAAGAAGAAGCTATGGCTATAGCTGCTTTTTGCGCTTATTATATGAAGTTTAAAGAAGCAATAAGAACTAATAACAAAAACATATTAGAAATAGCTAATATGCTAGAAAGAAAATGGAGAACTTTATGTTCTCAAGCTAGATTGCCTCAATATATTTCACAGAATGAATGGAATGAAATCTTAGATGCCAAAGTAAATTGGAATAGAAAAATATATAATAAATCATATAAACCTTTGAAATAATGTATTAGAAAGCAATGCCTGTAGGAAGTGCAGGAATTATGGCTCCTTCATATGGAATGGAGAAAGCTCTTAACCCAGAAAAGAATGTATTTAATTCTTGGTTAATTGTAGATCATACAAACTTTGCAGAAGCTGTAAAGAACCAATTATCAGATTATTATGCTAACTATCCATTAGAAGCTAGATAGGATGGAGAAACTTGGCCTCCATTTACAGCATCTGCTTTCCCTTGGTTTGTAGCAAATTATAACTTCGATGGACATACTACAGTTCATGTAAAATACTTAGGTGAAGAAGTGGCTAGTTGGACTCCTGGAGCAGAAGTAGAAAGAGAAGATGGAGTAAAAGTTCCAAGAACTTATACTATTGTAAGTGCAGCCCAAGAATTCAATCTTCCTCTGTATACAGAAACAGTTGCTGGAAATGAATTACTTTTAGATCCTGCAGATTTTGAAGTATTTTTAACAAAAGATTGATATGAATTATGCTACAGGCTATGCCTTTAATACGGACGAACTATTTGAAAATTTCCCGTATGATAAGCTACTAGTAACCTGTAATGACTGTAATATTGTTAATGGAGATTTCCATAAGGATAAATTAGTGAAGCGTGTCTTTAAAGATGCGCTTCAACTAATTCTTAATGATATTATAGAAAATAATGTAACATTTTAGTTACCAACTGGAAGTAGACGCTCTGAAATACATGTTAATAATTACGAAGGAAAATCATTTGAAGAAGCTCGTAAACGAGGAAAATGGCTTGATGTAGATTTCTTAGCATCTAACTTTACAGGTAATTAGTTAGTATTAGATATGTATGGAAAGAATAATGGAGTTAGACGTAGAAAACCTATATATATTTGTAAACGTCTTAAAGATAAGCTTACTGAAAATACGAATAATGGTAAAAGATACTGCTAATGGAACTAAAAACTATTAATGACTATTATGAAGATGTACGAAAACTTTGGCCCCGTCTTCCTAAAAAGGATATAATGAGAATTTTAAATTTTGGATTTAAGTCATTATATTTACATAATAGTTATGGTGGAGACACCTTTATAAAGGACGGAGATTTTCTATGTTATATAGGATACTTACGTAACGATTCTATAAAACACTTCAACTACTATATAAAGAAATTGATTATAAAAATACGTGTTCTATATAAACGTAGAAAATTTAAGTGGGACGGCTATTACTATTTTGCTCTTACTAATCCTTAGATAGAAAACTATCTTAAATAGAAGAAAAGTAAGGGACGTCCTAGAAAATGGTTTGATTATGGACAAGTTATACTATATAAAATAAGAGAAGAATGTGAAATAAGATAGCATAACTGTAGATATATATTTAGAGTTCCTTATAAAAGTGATATAGGAATGACTTCATTATAGAAGAACTTTCGTAATGGAGAAGCTGAACTCATATAGATTAGAGAACCTTTAAAGTTTGAAGATATTTTAGTAACAACCCATAAATATTAGGTATTAAATGAAAAAGGAGACGACTAATACATTTTAGAAGGGCATGATTAAAGATTTACATCCTCTTACCACTCCCAATGATGTTCTTACTGATGCTCTTAATGGAACCCTCATTACATATAATGGTAATGAAGGGGCTTTACAGAATGATATGGGTAATGTTAAAATTAAAAACGCATTACTCAAAGCTGGATATGTTCCAGTTGGTATGAAGGAACATGGGGGTATTATATATGTAGCTGCTTATAATCCTACAACTGGAAAGGGTCAAGTAGGTTCGTTTCCTTCACCAAAACAACTATGGGAGAATGAAGATTGGGATATAAACAAACCTGCAGATATATATACTTCTGTTAGTATTTAGAATAATATATATAATGGTGACTTTATAATAAATGAAGTAGTAAAGTAGGCTATATTTACTACTACAGATGGTAAAGCTAGAATTTTCCATCCTGGTGATAAATTTATTATAGGATTTCAAGCAAAAAGTAATTTATCAAGCTATGTTAATTTAGGGTACTTAGAAATTCAACTTGGAGTTATAAAGTCTGACGGAGGTATAGAAATAATGAAGACCTGGTCGAAGGATTCAAGTGGAGATTTTCTATATGATGGCTCTTCTAATTTATCCTCTCTTTTAAATACATCTTCAGCATAGGTATTTGATGCTTCCTCTTCTGGAGAAATGATACTTATAGTAAAGCTTAATACTCTTGATTCTTTTAATTTGATAAGAGAGTACTCTTTAACTTAGGATGATAAAATAAAAGTTACATTTAAAGGAGAAGCAACAAGAAATAATGAAACTCTTTCTAGTAGTGGAGGCTTTTTAGGATTGTCCACTGGTTCTTCATCTTATGATAATAGTACTATAGAAGTGGTAGAAGGTTCTGGAAATATTCCAACGATGATTTATCCAAATGTTCCATTTGGAATAATTTAGAGAATGGGACGTAGTGTATCAATTAATTTTGATAAAATACGTAAGACTTAGGATGAATTTGGAGAATGGAGATTCTTTGTTACTGAAAAGTATGTAAAAATAGGATGGTCTTATGATTTCTATAATTTAGATGGTTCTAAATAGATAGAATATATAAGAATGTATTTTCATAAATTAGAAGATGGACCCAATCCAGGAGAAGGAGTAACAGTTCCATATATAGACTTTTAGAAAGAATCATATAATGGTAATTTTGAAGAGTATATAAACTACTCTGATATAGGATTAGCATATAAACATGTTTATATAGTAGAAATAGTAAGAAAACTTACTGGAGACAAGGAGCAAACAATAGACTTTAAAATGCTTTATTTAAGTACATTATATAATGATAAATATAATGGATTCTTTGTTAATAACTCTATAGGCTTAGCTGGAGAAGATGCACAAGAAAATAGTCAATCTATAGAGTATGAACCTGTTCCTAATTAGTCTATAGATATAAAGTTATCACCATCTTTAGAAACCGAACTTATAAGTTCTAACGCTACAATAAACTGTCCTGATGAAACTACTTATGAAGTTCCTACAGTAGATGTAAAAGCCAGAATGTTTACTACTCCAACTTCTGAGTTAGATTTATCTTAGCTTGATAGTTATCAATACCTCACTAGTATAGTTAATGAGTATAAAAACAAACTTAGTATATTAGGATAGTTAGAAGAAATAGAAGATAAATATATAGGTAAACCTAGAAAATCTTTAATTGAGGATTTATTAAAAACTTATAGTATTTCTTCTATAGAAATAGAAAGAGATGGTAAAGAATGGGTTCCAAGTTCTAGTCTTAAACCTTTTAATAATATAGAAGCAATTAATCATAGTGAAGACTATGAAGAAAATAATGTTAAAAAGGAATATGTAGCTGATGCAGAAACTACTGTAACTGACAATACTCTGACTCTTGATAACATAATATTTAAGGATGATAGATTTATATAGGGTCTTGTTTCAGAAGTTAAACATGCAACTTACTGGTCAAAAGGATTGAGTCCATTGTACTCTCCAAAATATAGTCTTGATAAAAGAAATAAAATAGCTCCTTACTGGAATACTGAAGAAACTCTCTGTATTTCAGGAGCAGGAGATGGAGATAACACCACAATGCATTATAATTCAAGAATAATGCCAGCTGGATATGTAGTGGAAGGTCCAGATGCCGGAGGTGGATGTGATGATGGAGGACTTTTTACTGCATCTAATTATATGGGACGTCCTCTAACTAATATATTCTCTGGAAATCATGGAGAAGATGCAGAACTTTGTTTCGATAACTTAAGAGAAAATACAACTGCTACTACTTCGGATAAATTAAATATTATAAGTGGAAGTGGAGAAAATGGGGGATAGTTTATTGATTATCAAGGTGATAATTATCTCGTAGCCTGCTGGAAATTTACTGATGGAGATAGTAGATTTGTAAATTTAGTTACTAGAAGAGATGTGCCAGCTAAGAGTTCTATTGCTTGGCCTAGACTTGATGTAATGCTCAAATGTATTCTTAGTTAGATATTTATAGTTAATAGAATATAGAAATCTGTTGATTATATAACTACTAATGATAGATTCTATCGTTATGAGCAAGGTACTACAAAAATAAAAGTAACTTTATCTTAGGGAGAAAATCCCGATCTATCTAGTCTTAAAGATATATTAGTATTGGAGGTAGAGGGTGAGGAAAAATCTTTAAATTGGTATTTTAAAGAAAAATGGAATAATGGCTCCTTAGAAAAAAATAATAAAACATATACAATTACTAACCTTATTCCTACTATCGACGTTACTAACCCAATTATAACTGAGCCTTTTGAGTTAGAATTACCTAATCTCTATGATCTTGATGTATTAATAGGATACTACTTAGGTACTACTTATAATTAGTTAGAAGATAACTCTTCTGATTTAGATGTAAAAGCTATATATATGCCTGATACAAGCCAAGCAGCATTCAATGCTTCTGTATGTGCTAAAAAGAAAGGATAGGGAGATTCAGCAAAACCAGAAGCTAATCCAGACGGTGCATACGAATGGAACGATACCCCAAAGTATAAGAAACTTACAAGTACTGATAAAAATTTGGTTATATATAGATGGAATGATGCATCCAATATTACATTTAAAGATTTTTATCTATACTTTACTACAAAAGCTTAGGAACTTGGGTGGGATGACGTATAGGAAGATGATGAAAACGAAGTACTTGCGAAAACATCTAATGTTTCTACTCAAGGAAAATGGACTGATGCTGCAGATGAACACGCCCCAGATATGTATTATAAAACATTATATAGTTATGATATATCAGCATTTAATGATCATACATGAAACCTATACCCAATTTAAATAGTCTAAGTGTTAATTTAGCTGTTAAATAGCTATCTTAGAAAGGAAGCTTAGTATATGAATATAATCCATTCAAAACTCTCAGAATAAATACATCAGGGGATCCTGAACTGGGAGGAGAGCCAAAAGGTGCTTTACTTGACCTGGACACTAAAGAGCTAGGATTCGACTTATAGCATCCTGTAGATATGGCTATACAACCTTCATATGATGGTTCGGTTAATATTATCTTAAATGATGGTATTAACCAACCACGTATGATAAATAGTCGATTCTCTGTAACTGGAATGGATACTTATTAGATAGTAGATAGAGAAGGAGATAATGATACAAATATATATGATAAAGAGACATTTGCTGCTGATACTTCTTTATATAAGAAGGTTAGAACAATAGCTAAAATAAAATTTATAGGAATCAGTACTGGAGGAAATCTTCCTGTTGGTAATTATCACTTTTACTTTAAATTAGCTGACGCTGATGGTAATGAAACAGATTTCATAGGAGAATCTGGACTAGTAACATGTTATATAGGAAATGTAAATGAACCAAGTTCTATTCAAGGAGGTATCAGAGACTAGAGTAGTTTCAAAGCAGTACATTTTAAATTATCTAACTTAGATTCAGCATATTCGAATGTTGTTGTTTATTATACAAGATACACATCAGATAATTTAGCAAATAAAACTACAGAAGCATTTAAAATTGATAAATACTTCCCTATTTATAGTAATACGAGTGAAATAAGAATCAATGGATATGAGGATAAACTAGCTACAAGTATTAACGATATAAATGTACAATATAATGTAGTTGAATCGGCAAATACTCAAGAAATAGCCCAAAATATGTTATTTATGGGTAATGTTAGAAAAACAGAAGTACCTTATAAAGAACTTGCTGATTTATCTTTACGCTTCTGGCCAAGTCTTGTACAAGAATCTTCAATAGGATTTGTAGACGAAAATTATCAAGACTCTACTGGCAATTATGAATACTATAATGTAAATAATATATATTACAGACTTGGTTATTGGAATGATGAAATTTATCGTTTTGGAGTAGTCTATATAATGAAAGATTATACTCTTTCTCCTGTATTTAATATAAGAGGAATAGATAGAATAACTACTGGTACTAGTATATCTACAGAGCTTATTTATAATGGTAGTGCTAGAAATTATATTCCAATTGATAAATACAATTTTTCCATAAATAGTACTGATAATTGTAAAGGAGTTTGTAGAATTAGTTCTAATACTTCTTAGATAGGATAGAATTCGGTAACTCCTATTGCTATTAAAATAAATGGAAGTAGTGATCTTATAGCAGCTCTTAAAGAATATACTATAGGATGTTTCTTTGTAAGATAGAAACGTATAGCAACTACTCTTTGCTAGGCAGTATCTATGGGTATAGAGAATGTAAGTCATCTTCCAGCTCTTCCTATTTCTGATACAACAGTAGAGGGTGTTACTAAATATTTAATGGAAGGTTTTATTAATAAGGAACGTATTCTTACTCATAACTTCGATGAAAGAAGAATAACTCTTACAAATAGTTCTGTAAATGACGGACAAGCAGCTATTTGTCCAGAATATGAACTTAATCCTGGATTTTATAACTAGTTCTTTACTGGTTCTAATTTTGAGGTCAGGTTTTCTACCAATCAATTATATGATAAATATTGTAAACGTAATGGAACTCACTTATATAGTATTAAAGGTACTACAGACACCAATAATTATTTAAAGGAATACAAAATAGTATCACTATAGGATGGGTAGGCACTTGCTAAAAATAAAGATTGCTTGTATTCAGCATTAGCAGGAACAGCAGAAGAAGTGTAGAGAGTATCTTATTATACTTATAAAAATCCTGCTAAAAATGCTACAAACATTTTAAGAGGTGTATATGGACCTTATATAGGTTTGGAAGGAGTAGAGGGTCTTCCTTATGCTATGACTGTTATGGATATTAAGATTCCTAATTATAGTGAAGCTAATATGGGAGAATACTTCCAAATTAGATATTAGGATACTTCTCCATTTGAACCTATTTCTGATAGAATGGAATGGAATGAATTTAAGGATTCAATAACCTGTTATAGAGGTGACTGTTTTATTGGTAACTTTACACATAGAATGGTAAGGAATTTTGCAGATCCTTCAGCTCCATATAATGATGAATTTATTAGTGCAAATACCTGGAAAGATAATATGGATTTAGAAGATTCTGATACTTTTACTAAGGTAAATAGAGGAGATGTAAATGCAGTAAAAATGGGACATTGGGTAACTGTTAAAGTATGTTCTAATGTAAACCTGTCTCTACGTAGTGTTGATCATTCATTTGCATCAGAAGAAGGAATTACTAATAAGCCACGTGCTTTCTATCCATTATATGCAAGAAATACCTCAGGAGAAAACAAAGTTCCAGAATCTACTGTATATAATGATGGTTACTCTACTACTTTATCCACAAAATACAATTACGAAATGCCTGACGTTCCAGCTGTAAAGAATGTCTTTGTAACTAGAATTATGTATTCTAATATAGCTATAAATGATGCATTCCGTAATGGCTTTAGAATATTTGATTTAATGAATTATAGAGACTATACTCTTACTTATGGAGCTTTAACAAGAATTATAGAACTTAAAGGTAGCTTATTGGCTGTTTTTGAACACGGAGTTTGTCTTGTTCCAGTTAATGAAAGAGTAGTAGCAGGAAGTGGAAAGGGTGGAAATGTATTTATAAACACCTCTAACGTACTCCCTGAGAATCCAATGGTTCTTTCGGATATGTTTGGTAGTCAGTGGCCAGAAAGCATTATTAAGACTCCGTACTATGTATATGGAATAGATACAGTTGGTAAGAAGATTTGGAGGACTAATGGACAAAACTTTGACATTATATCAGATTTCAGAGTTGAAAAGTTCCTTATTGATAATATCTCACTTACTGAAACAGAGAAAACACCAATAATCGGAATACGTAATGTAAAGAGTCATTATAATGCATTTAAAAGTGATGTAATGTTCACTTTTTATGATGATATAAACACAATAGAAGAAAAAGTTTGGAATCTATGTTATAATGAAATATAGCAACAATTTACAACTTTCTATTCATGGGTACCTTCTTATTCAGCAAATATTGATAATATATTCTTTAGTTTTGATAGAGATACATCTAAATCAATAACTAAACTTACTAAAAGATATCCAAAAATAGCTCTTGATACTTCTGAAGTTAGTGGAGTTTCTTAGCAAGGTTATTTATGTGTTGGAAAGGTTATTGTAAATGATGCAGACAATATCAATTATAAGATAGAAATGTATGATGATAACCAAAATAATGCAGACAGATATAAGGTAGTAAATAACTATTTATATATAAGTAATACGGCATTATCAGAAATTTCTTATCATACTCCAGCTGTAAAAGCTACCCCAATAAGTTCTCAAGTTACAGAGTAGAGTAATGTATCTTATGGACCAACTATATATGGAACTGTTGGGTATGTTACTAATACTGAAAATCTTACTACAAGTTTCTGGAAGCATGGATAGGCAGGACTAATGGAAGTAGAAGGAAAGATATTACCATGTAATTGGTATGGTAAGCAACATCCATTTGAATTTGAATTCTTAGTACTTGATAATCCTCAACAGCATAAAATATTTAATAATCTACAAATTATAAGTAATAAGGCATAGCCTGAATCCTTCCACTTTGATGTAGTTGGACAAGTATATGAGTGGGCTCCAGATAAGTTAAATATGTATTGTAGATAGGAAGCTACGAAACAACTATATCAAAGATTAGGTTCTAATATTAAATATAATCCTAATTATAAAGAACTTGAGCCCAAATAGAGAAAGATACTTGGTACTATATATAATTAGAAATCTACATACTTACCTCTCTATTATAGAAGAACAGCTCCTCTAAATAAAATTTATAACTATTATACAATGATGACTTCTTCTAGTATACCAAGAGATTATGCTCATCTATCTGGTTCAGAAATTATATATGATCCTCAACTAAATGAATTTAGAATATGGACTCATATAGGATGTTGTCCTATAGATGGATACTATGATAGAGAAATAACTTTATCTGAATATAATTATATTGTAGCGCACTTTGCTCCTATGCATAGAAGAGTATTTGCTTGGCAAGAGAATGATGGAACTACTAAGTACTATGAACGTATATTCTATGGACGTATAAAAGGTAATTCTGAATATAAAGAAGATAAATGGTATGTATAGATACCTTCTATTATCTTTATGTAGAAGAATGAGCCAAATTGGGAAAAGCCACCCATTATTATAAATCCAAGTGAGCTTCCTAATGATTTATAGAGTACTTAGATTACAGCTACTACTCTTCCAAATGGTTATTCTTTTAATGGTATACAAGTACTTCCTAATACTGGAGATAGAGGAGATGCTTATCCGCCTACTTATGGAGGATGGACTGCTCGTAAAGAAACTAAAATAAGAGATAAGTATATGAGAGTACGTATTAGATATAAAGGTGATGAACTGGCTACTATCACTGCTATAAAAACTATATATACAGAAAGTTATGCATAAGAAATTAATTAAGAAAGGTTAGGAAGGAATAAAGTTTAAAACCCCTGCAACTGACTGGAATTCGCTACCTAATACTCAAAATACTGGAGCATCGGATACTTTTAGGGAATTAACTAAAGACGTTAATAAAGCCAAATAGGTTGTATAGTAGGTAACCCCAGGGTCTGGTTATAAATCTGGACCTGGTGCACAATATTCTTTCACTCCAAGAGATTTCACTGAATCTGGTATAGGTACTGGCTTTTTTCAAAAAATAGGAGGATGGGATACAATATCAGCAGGAACAAGTGTACTAAATTCTCTTATTCCTAAAGTAGAGAATTCTGGAGGGTATGAAACTGTTGATAATATTATGGGGGTAGCTTCTTAGCTTCCAGTTATTGGAAAGTATGCTGGAATAGCTAGGTTTGCCATGAATGCTCTAAATTCTTTAGGAGCTTCTAAATTAGCAGAAGTAAAGAATGATCAAACTACTATGAGTACTCTTGCTGGAACTGGAGGAGGATATGGAGATTTCATGGCTAATTGGGACAAAGCAAGTCAATTATCTGGAAAGAAAGTAGGTCTGTTTTCTAGTAAGAGTTCTCTTAATGATAAAATTTATGAAGCTAACAGATAGATGTCTGTACTCCAAGGAATTATAGGAAATAAATAGTAGGATGATTTATTAACTGCTTAGATGGGAGATAGATGGAATGAACGTACCATGAGAGATATGAATGGAGGCTTTGGAAATATATCTTTTGGGCGTCTTGGTCTAAAAATAGAGTACTTAAAACACTTCCATGAATGGCAGAACTAGCCTAAAGTAGTGGATACTCTTACTGAATTTGAGGAATAGATTCCAGAATTCAAAGAAGGAGGTAAAATGAATGTTATTCCTGAAGGTTCTTTACATGCACGTCTACATCATATGGAAAATGCAGAAGGTCTAACTAAAAAAGGTATTCCTGTAGTTTCTGAAAAAGAAGGAGGAGAACTTGAACAGCAGGCTGAAATAGAACTTAATGAAATAATATTTACTTTAGAAGTCACTCAAGAAATTGAAAAATTAATGAAAGATGGTTCTGACAATGCTGCTATAGAATGTGGTAAGATGCTTGTAAAGGAAATCTTTGAAAATACTGATGATAGAACTGGGCTTATTAAAGAACTAGAACCTGAGAAGAAAGAATTAACTCCTGAGGAAATAGTAAAAAATCATCAAGCATTATGATTAATATTAGTATTGGAGATAAATAGTATAAGGTAGAAGAAGCTGCCTCATATAAAGAAAGGAGAGATGGATTACAAGGAGTAAAAGAACTACCTGCTGATTAGGGAATGATTTTTTATTTCGAAGAACCTGACTTGGTAGAAATGTGGATGAAAGATACTCCAATTCCTCTTGATATTATCTTTATAAATCCAGATTAGGAAGTAATAGCTGTAGAACAAGGACAACCTAATGATGAAACTCTTCTTGGACATGACGATACTCTTTATGTAGTAGAATTAAATCAAGGTTCTGGAGTTAGAGTTGGAGACGAACTAGAATTCTTAGATGACAAAGCACCGACTATGAAAGTACTTGCTCCTGATGGTTCCACTTAGATGGAATTAGAAGGGGGAGAAAGAATAGTATCTAGAAGAGAAACTAAGGTTCTTATTTCTAAGGCATATAGAGCAAGAGAAAGTCATAATGACAAAGATTATAAAGCATTAGGTCGTTACATATTTAAGGTATTTAAAAAGTAGGATTCTCGAGAACCTGAATATGTAGAAAATCCAAGTAAAAAAGACTAACTTGTTAAAAAGACTTAACTAACTTGCAAATAGATGTTCAAATATATATATTCACTGTACTTAAGAGTTTAATTAAACTATTTAATCTATGAAATTTAAAACATTAAAATTCCAAGAAGGTGGGGCTGTTCCCCCACAGGAAGCACCAGCAGGAGCACCTGGAGCAGGTGCAGCACCAGCAGGAGCACCAGCAGAGGGAGGTCCTGAGGCTGGAGGTCAAGATCCATTGATGCAATTAGTTTAGATGAGTATGCAGGCTCTTTAGAGTCAAGATTGCCAAGCAGCAATGGCTGTATGCCAAGCCTTTGTTCAGTTAGCACAGCAGCAAGGTGGTGTTGAACAGCAACCAGAACCACAGGGAGAGCCAGTTTATAAGAAAGGCGGCAAGTTCGCTAGACTCATAAAGAAGTGATAACTAATTAGGGCGTGCAGTTTTTCTGTATGCCCTATTTTTATATATAAATATGGCAGAACCAACAAAGAACACTTTTGATTTCGGTACAGGAAGTATCGATAAAGACCAATGGCTAAGGGATATTGATGCCGAATAGGACGAATTTATCTCACGCTACGCTGGAGCTGTTAATAAACACAGAGCAGCACTGATACGTCAAGCTTTTTCTGATTTAAGAGGACGTATAGCCAATGGTGATATGCTGAACCGTACTGCTGATGGTAACTATCAATTCGGTTCAGCATTAAATAGAGAAGATAAGCATATGCAAGAAGCCTATCAAAGAGCACTTGGATTTATGGGACAGTTAGCAAGAAGACAACTTACTCCTCCAGCTCCTGCCGCAGAACCAGAAAAGAAAAAGATAGGCAGTCTTGAAGAAAGATATATTAGATCCCTAAATCCATCTGGAAAATTAAATACTAAAGCATACTGGGATAACCAAACAGATGACTAGAGAAGGGAGTCTTTAACAAGTTTCCTTAATAAGGAGTTACAAGAAGCCGGAAATTATAACGATTTTGAAGGTTTTGGTACTTCTGATGAGTATAAGAAACGTCTTAATACTGTACTTGGATTATTAAATAGCAAAACAGCTAATGATTATTCATTACAACAACTAGGTTTTACACAGAATTGGCTAACCAAACCAAAAGACGAAGAGGAAACTGAGGAAAAAGCTAAGACTGATTTAGAACAAGTATAGGCTGATATTGCTGCTGCTCAAGAAGCATAGCAGGTAACACAAGGTCGTCAGTATCTAAGCTATAATGCTAATAGAGGAACTACGGATTTCAATTTGAATGTTCCTACTTACGACTTTAATAAGGCATTATAGAACTATTTAAGTGAGGCTCTCAGTGATACACAATTACGTCAGGCAGCTGCTTTTAATCCTAACTTTAATCCTAGTAAAGCTAGAGCAGAACAGGCAAGAAACTATGTAGCACAGCAACAATAGAATCTCAATAACTATTTTGCTAACTTTGCTACTAGTTGGAGATCTAATTATGAGAGTGGACAAGCAAATAGAAATGTAATGCAAAACTATTTAAGTCGTCTATTTGCTACCTATAATAAAGGAACAAATCAAGATGGAACTCCTATTACGGATTATGCCTATGATTGGAAGAAATACTTTACTTAGATAGGAGATAATCAATTCCTTATAAATGGAAGTCTTGATAGAAATACCGGACGTTATGCTTATTATGTTCCTGGACAAGGTATTAGAGAATCTAATGTACTTGATACAAGCAATCCTTATATAGCACAATAGTTAGGATATACTATTCCATCTTAGAAAGAAGGAGGTAAAATAGAATTTTTACAACAAGGTGGAGGATTTGATTATGCTGCTTGGGAACAAGCTAATACTCCTAAACCAGTATAGAAACCTGCTCCTAAGAAAGAAACAAAAGAAGAAAATTCTTAGTTCTCTAATTCAGAAACTGCTAGAATAGCTGCTACTATAGCAGATATAACCTCTATGGGAGCTGCTTTTGTTCCTGGATACGGTACTGCTGCTTCTGCAGTTCTTGGACTTGGAAGTACAGCTACTAACTTTGGTGCTGATCTAGCAGATGGAGCTGGACTATGGAATGCTACTAAAAATGCTGGATTTGGACTTGCTGCTGATGTTATGGGACTTATTCCTGGTCTTGGTGGTGTAGGAAAGGGTGCTAAGATAGCAAGAAACCTTATGTGGGCAGTTCCTAAAATGATGTAGTGGGTAAACACAGTTAATGGTCTTGCTAATGCTGGAGAAATAAAGAATTCTATTATGAAACTTACTTCTCCATCTAGTATGAGTGTGCAAGACTGGTAGAATGTTTCACAAGCATTACAAATAATGACTGGTCACGGACGTTCTGTTGCCACCAAAGTTAAAAAGGCAGGAATGATTAAGACTACTACAACTACGGAACCTGAACATTATATATACACAAATAAAGGTAAACAGAAGGTTTCTGATGAAACATTTAAGAAATTAAGAGAAACAAGAGGAACAAAAGCTAGACAAGCTCTTACTGAAGAACTTATGGGACAAGGAGTCACTTTAAATCAAACTCGTTTTGCTCCTTGGAATACTTCTACTAGATTTGGAGCCTTTAAAGAGGTACCGGGTAGAACTACAATAGAAGTACAAAATAAACATAAAGGTTGGTTTAGCGATGAAAACTTAGTGTAGAAAGCAGAAAATGCTAATCCTTCTGTTGATATAAGAGGTATTCTAACTAGAATAAATCCTTATAAAGCTTATTATTCTGGAAGAAATCAACCTGTAATTCCTAAGAGAGATTATAGTAAACTATACATATTCCCAGCAGATTCTCCTTTAAATATACATAATATAACTTCTAAAGTATAGCCTTATCCAACTGGAGAAAAATACGCTGCTAGACCAATAGAACAGCCTAAAGCACAACCTAATCCACAATCAAAGAAGAAGCATAAGAGAAGAAAACATGAAATTGGAGGTATTCTTTATGCTTTAAGAAATGGAGGTATTATTAAAGCTGTAAAGGGTGTAAAGTTAAGTTCTAACGCAGGTACTTGGTATAATGATATATTTAGTGGGTATGGCGATACTATTATAAATAGACTTAAAAGTCTAGAAGGAAAGGATAGGTAGGCAGCTGTTGATTGGTTAAATGGTATGCAAGATCAACATTCCTAGATGTATACTAAATATACTAAAGCTGGAAATAACTTCAATGACTAGGCTTCCGGTGATTATACGACACATGCATATCAAGTTGCTTATAATCAAGGTAATGGATTTACTACAAAGCCTGGAGGATTCAATACTCTTGGTATATAGCCACATTATGGCACTCGCTACGATTTTGGAGGAATTCCGAGAAATACAGGTGATAATGTTAATCAAAATTGGGGACCTGACGGCTATTATAGTTAGATAACTGATGATAGACGTATTCTTGGTAGATTAGATGACTGGACTCCAGAACAGCTTAGTGCTTTTAATGAAAAGTTAAAGGAATTGGGTTATGTAATGGATAATAACTATGATGATAAATATTATAGAATAAAGCCATTAGATGGAGCAGCACAAGCTAGTTCTCCTACAAATCCTAATGATACAATTCTGCAAGAAATGGCTGCTTAGGCTAAACCTGGAGATATGGGAGGTGAAGGAACTGGAGATACTGAAACAGGAAGAGATACAGTAGTGTCTACCAAGTTAAAGAATCCATTTGATCCAACACCACTTATTGTAGCAGGTAAAACAATACAAGGACTTATTGGAAATAGAGATATATATGGAAATCTTCTTAAAGAAATGCCATAGGCTCCATTACGTGATCCTATAGATAGAAAACTAGCTATTGTAGGATGGCAAGAACGTATAAAGCACGGACAAAATGAACTTGCTGATTTACGTAGAGTATAGCAAAGATAGCAAGGAGCTGACCAACAAACTAACTTTGCTACTGCTCTTGAAACTGAAAGAGTAGGACGTGATGTAATGGATAAAGCCTTTATGGAAGATTCTGGAAGACAGTTTGAAACTGCAGGTAAATCTTGGAATATTGACAATGAAGATTATCTTTATAATATTAAGGTTGGTGATGACAATAGAAAAGCTATAGCTGATAGAGCAAGAATGATGGCTCAAATTAGAGCTGCTTGGAGAAGTGGTGATAATAATATACTTATGGGAGCACTTGCTGATACAGGTAATTGGTGGTTGAAGAAATATCAACGTGAGCAAGACCTTGTAGATAAAGCAAAAGAATTAGAGCTTGGTAGTCCAGAAGAAAGAGCTCAATCAGATCTTTATGGAAATGATCCTAAGTACGCTGCTCTTATGGACAAATATCAGTCTGGACAGGCCCTTACTGATGAAGAAAGAGCTTATGTAAGATCTGCACAAGCTAAGGCTCTTAGAAATATTAGAGGTAACTATGCACAAGCCTATTATAATATGTATCATACACCTTGGTTTGGAGGAGGTTATAAAGCTGTTCTTGAAGTAAAGGATGGAACAAAACTTGAAGTAGCCAAACTAAAAGCTAGAGGTAGAGATAATGATAGATACGTTAGTATGATTAAGGATTTAAGACCTTCAAGACGTAGAAGAAGAAGATGAAAATAAAAGTACAAAAATTTCAATTAGGAGGCGAATTCGCTTCTTTAGCTGTAAATTATATACCAACAAGTGCTAGTACAACTGCAGGGGCTTATGCTCCTGCTGTTGCTGGCTCTTCTGATAGTTCTTCAAAGAGTTCTTCAAAAAGTGATAAAGATGAACTTAGTATTAAAGATGTACTTAAGGTATTTGATAACGTAAAAGGACTACCTATTGATGTATAGTATGTTCTCAAAGATTTTAAATAGATGTTTGAGGACGATACATTATTTTCTTTTAGTGGCAAACCTTCTTATTCATCTTTAGTAAGTTATTATCTTAATAATATAGGTAAGTTTAATATGCTTGCCCAAAGTAAAGAGAACTATGAAGAAGCTCGTAAGGAACTTGTAGTTAATAATAGTTTAGATGAAATTGCAATAGATCGAAATGGGAGAATAATGGTATCTGATGGACAGGGTATAGATGCTGTAACCCTTGATGAATTTAAAAAGGGAGATTATAGAGCCCTTACTAATAGAGAGCTACTTGATATTAGACAAACTAAACTTCCATTTGGGGACTCTATATATAGTAATATGACTGGAGTTGGAATGGATCAAGTTATTAAAAAGGTAAATAGTCTTGTCCAGAACCTAGGTGCATCAGAGAAGAAAATAGAAGGATACACTGTTAAATAGTCAGATGCTATAAAGTCTGGGCTTGCTATATTACAGGATTAGACTACTAATGCATTAGAATCAGGAACCCTAACAGTAGATGGATTATATAAGAATTCAGTTATTACTAAAGATTAGAAAGAACAAGCACAACTTGCTCTAAAGGCGGTGTATAATAGCCTTACTCCTTAGGAAAGAACACTACTTTCTTTACACTCTACAGGAGGTACTCCCATAGAGACTCTTTCTAACCTTATCTTATCTAGAACATCTAGTACATATCACTTTGAACCAACCCTTTAGGCTTCTTTTAATACAGATGGAACCAAGAAAGATACTAAATCTAACACTAAGACACCTGGTGATGAGAATGACAATCCTTTGACTCAAATGCTTGAACAAAAAGGAGGAGTGGAAAGACAACTTTCTATCATTACTAAGGAAGGTATTTATGCAATGAATATGCCTAGTACTCATTATCCTATGCTTAATAATGTTAAGGACAATATGAGTCTTCAGCAAATGCTTACTACTAGTGGTATAGCGGGAATTACATAGGGTTATGCAGGTATTACTATGGGAGACCAACCAATTCCATATGAAAATCTAAAAGATGTTATGTATGAGAATTAGGGTGGAGATATAGCAATACTTCCAACTACAATGGATGAACAAGGTAATAAGAAAGTAGATTTGTCTATAATGGATGAATATACAAAGATAGTTAGTAATATTGATGCTGAATAGGGTTCTCCAGAATGGAATAGAGAATTAGCCAGAGGACTTAAAGAGGCAGGACTAGACCAATATTTATCTGGTTCTGACACTTTAGATTCAAGACGTTTTGGATTGTTCCTAATGGTTAGTGGTGTAACTACAGATAGGTGGAACTTTAAAAAGGATTCTAAATATGTAGAAAAAGTAACTTCTACTAAGGATTTAGCCAATACAATGTCTAGAGCATTAAGTACTGACAAAGACAATAAGAACTACGAAGTTGATATAGATGATTGGGGCTTAGGATGGATTACTGAAGGAGGTTATGATGACATTTACAGAGGTACCATTTATATACCCCTTAATCCTAATAGAAATGCAGCTGTTTCTGCTTATGGTGCTCAAGTTAAACACTCTACTGGTCAGTTATATGAGAGAAATTATCAAGATTTACTGTCCGGAAAGGTGGATAAACAGTAGGATATAAGCAGTGATATTTTAAATGAACAATGAAGAAGAACGATTTTATAGTTGCTAGTATAAATAATCCAGATTTTACTGTAGCAGATTTTAAGGATATATCTGAAATGAATCTGGATAACACCTAGATGCTTTCAGAGGATGAGTATTTAAAGAGTAAATTTATTAGAGAAAATCCTCTCTTCTAGGATAGTAATGGAAATTTTGTTAAACAAAAATTCTCAGACTTTTATAGATAGAAATTAAAAGACTTTAGCGAATTTAGTACTGAAAGTTCTTTAGATAATTATCAATATGGACTTTTTGATACATTTCGTAAAGCCAAAGATAGTGTAAGACCTTTTGGTGTTAGTTTTGAGAGAGTACATAATTCTGAAAGAAGAAGTACTGGAATTATTGGTCCAAACAGACAAGGAGAAAGAACTCTTTCTGATAGAGAACTGGCTCAACGAGAAAAGGTCTTCGATTATAAAGAGGGTAAGTTTAAAGACTATACTCCAAATGATTTAGCACTTACTAAGAATCCTTTTGCTTGGATAGGTTCATTGTTTGATGATCCATTAGTGTTAGCAACATATGATGAAAATGGAACCCATTATGATCCTATTCTTGGAAGAAATGTTGAACATGCAAAAGGACAAAAGAAATTAAATGCTAATGGAGTTCCTTATTATGAAACTTTAGCTGGACGTTCTCCTGCTAATAAGGATATTCTCAGCTTTACTGATAACCTTACTATTGATGGTTCTTGGATAAATCAATATGATTTCTTTGACTCTGATGGTCTAGATAAGAGTGTAGCAGGTACAGTAATGAAGAACTTAGCTGTTATAGCTCCTGCTTTTATACCTGGAGCTGGACAATATTATGCTGGAGCCTTAGTAGTTAGAGAATTAGCTAAGACATTACCAATGCTTTATGGTATGGCAGGTTTATTTGATAACGACCTTCCTGAATCTTCATTAGTAAACAATATAGCAGCACTTGGTAACAAGTTCACAGGAAATACATCTGATTATGCCAAAGAAAAGATGTTCTCTTTTGAAAACTTTGGTAGTCTTGTTTCTGATGTAGCTTTACAATGGTCTCAATAGCAATTTATTGTTGAAAATCTATCTAAACTATGGAAGGCTAATGAAGCTGCTGCTACTGCAGCAAAGGCTAAGGCTTTAGGAGAATACACTAAACAAGCCACTAATCTTATGACTCAAGGAGAAAGAGGTGAAATAGCTATGTCTAGAGTGGCACAACTAACAGGTGCTAAGGATAGAGCTGCTCTTGCTGAACTTATAAAAGGAGATAAGTGGATGAATTCTGCTTATGGTGGTGCTGCTTTAGAAAAATATCTTACACCTGCTATGAAGTAGGCTTCAAAGAGAACTAGACTTGCTCAAGACCTTTCTCTAGGTTATATGGCAATTATCTCTAATGGAGACGTATATACTGACGCTCTAGAGCATGGTACATCTAAAAGAGAGGCTGCTATGCTTGCTCTTGGTAGTACTGTAGGAATGTTCTCGGTTGATAAATATTTTGGACTTGGAGAAATATTCTATGATCCAGCTTAGAGAGCAGAAAGAGCCTTATATAGAAATACTGTACTTGCTGAAACCAAAAAGATTACTGACCAACTTAAACAAATTACTCCTGAAGTAACCGTTAAAGCTGGAAAGGAAGCAGTAATTGACGAGAGAAAGAACTTAGGAAAGTACTTTTTAAAGGGTATATAGGCAGGTAAAAAGGCAGTTCAAGACTATAAAGGTGCAATAAAAGAAGGTACTCTAGGTTTCTTTGGTAAGGCTCTTGGTGAAGGTCTTGAGGAAACTTCTGAAGAGCTTGTAACTGATATGGTAAAGCAGCTTGGTGAAATAGCCGGAGAGTTTGGAATAACCGATGTAAAAGACCTTGGCGCTTGGAAGAACATGAAAGATAGGTATCTAATGTCCTTCTTAGGAGGTGCTGTAGGTGGAGGTATATTCGCTCTAAAATAGGGCGGTTTCCAACAACAATAGGCAACAGGAGAACTACTTCTTATGTTACGTCAAGGTAAAGGACAGGAAATTCGTGACGAACTTACTAGACTTCACAAAGCAGGAGAACTTGGAAGTACTCAGCTTTCCTATAAAACAGCTCAAACTTACGATGAAAAGAATAATCCACAATCAGTATTCTTAACAGCTGACGAAAATAATCAATCATAGAATGATTATGTATATAATCTTTTAACACAATCTATAGAGCAAATTGAGAGTATTCTTCAAAAGAATCATCTTACTAAGTCAGAAGATGAACTATTTGAACAGTTAGTTCTATAGGATGAAAATTATACAGCGTTAAAAGATTATCTTCAAGATGCCTCTTATATAACTGGTTATCAAAGAAGATATCAACAACTTGTTAAGAATATTGTAGCACAAGAATAGAAAATAAATGGTCTAAAACTTGCTGCAGGAGATGGTAAGACTACTATAGAAATTCAAAATGCAGAAAAAGACCTAAATAATATGTTATTAGAGAGAGATAAGTTCTTTAATGGAGATTACTCTCTTGAATATCTGCAAAAAATGCTCTTTGCTATTAATCCACAATTAGTAGGAGCATTTATGCCTATGACTAAGAAACAGTACACTAGAAGTATGTTAGGTGTTGACTATGACTTGCTAGATGGAGGTTTTAAAACGTCAATAGATAAAGCATATGAACAATATGTAAAAGACCCATCTAAATTAGAAGAAAATTTAGACAAGGCTTTTGATAAGTTTAAAGAACTTCAACCTTAGATGGAAGCTATTCTTAGTAAGCATACTGGAGGTAGTACACAATGGGAGAATATTCGTAAAACTCTTAATGAAGAAGGTATTCTCAAAGACGAGGATATGTATACAGTAGATTCAATGCTTCCCGGAGAAGACGAAGAATCTGAATCTTATGTAAATAGAACTACTCCTGCAGAAGGAGAGTCTGAAGCAGACTTTAGTAAGAGACTCAGAGATAGAGCTATTACTGTGGCTGAACTTAATGCTCGTCAAAAAATCCAGAAATTACAAAGAGTTTTGGATGAGGCTAAAACATTTGATTGGGATCCAGCTACAGGAATGTCTAAACCTGCTACATTTATAGATCCAAGTACTCGTCGTTACCTAATGGCTTACTTAGGAGAAACACAAAATCAAATTAAAAATAGACTTATAGCTCGTATTGTAGGTACTTCTATTAATAAGGAATTACTTAATAATGCTGAGAACTATGATGAACTTGTAAATAAAGTCAGAGAGTCTTTAGAAGTTAAATATGGAAAGCAAATAGAGCAATAGTTTGAAGATTATCTAGGAAGTACTGATATAACAGGTCTTACTAAATTCTATGCTAAATTATCTTCTAAACCAAAATTTACTTTAAAAGAAGCCCTTGAAAATCTGGATAGAACGGGATATGAAGATTATTCTTTAACTGAGCAACTAGGCTTTATGTTCGAAGATTTTACTGGAATGGAGGGAGACTTTGACTTATTACAAGATATTGCTCGGTATGAAGAACTACAAGCTGCTTATATGGAAGAAGCCGATCCAGATAAAAAAGCAGAATTAAAAGACGAACTTGATGGATTAGAAGCTAAGACTTATGATGCTTGGAATCAAGATTATTTTGACTCTTTAGTAAAATCACAAGTAGAATCTGATCTTAAGGCATTAGAGCCAAAGCTTATTAAACTTAATCTTGAATTTAATTCAGATTCAGATTTACAAGCTGCTAGAGATTTAGAGGAAAGATTATCTGTTGAGGAAAGTCCAGCTATTGAACTTGTTAAAGAATTAGCTCCAAAGATTGGCAGTTCTGCAGTAGAAGTAGAGAAAGCCCTTGAATCCATACATCAACAATTTATGGATAAAGAGAAATCTACAGACTTTATTCTTTCTGGAGACCAAATCAAATACTTGGAAGATGCTAAAAAACTTATAAATATAGTTACTGCTATGGTAGCAGCCTCATCTCGTGAGTCCAACTTACAAGATGGAATGACTTACAATAAAGCAGTTAATAAGTTTTATAATGACCATATAGGAAGACAAGGTGGTTCAGAGTTCTTCAAGAATTTCCAACCATTATTTGAAATGGATGAGAAAATTGGAGGATAGCTTATTATGGCTTTAAATGGATATGCTCAAGAAATTGATGAATGGATTACATTATCAAGAGCAAATCAAGCTAATAGTACTGCTAGTTTAAGAAGGGCTTCCGAAGCTTTAAGTACAGCTAGACTAGGATTTATGTCAGCAAGTATGACTGAACATGAGTTATTAAAAGACTCTGTAATTGATCCTAATCAAGAAAATGCTTTATTCCATTTTGAAAGACAATTCCATGAGAATGTTAAAAAGGCTGTTGCTGAAGGTAAGGATTTAAAAACTATTATTAAAGATTTAGTTACCCATATTAATTAGGATGATGCTCTATTAAGCGGTATTACTTCTAATATTGATGAGGAACTTAAAGATTTAACTGCATATGATAAGTTTAATTATCTTATATCTTTAATAGCTTTAGATCCAACAGAACAGTTAAGAAAAGAACTCGACTTTATAAAGAATAATCCTAATATAGCGCCTCTTGCTACTCAGTTACCTGGTATGCAACTAGGTTGGGCATTACAAGCAAATCCACAAGTAGTTAACACTGCTTTAGAAGTATTGTAGGAATTAGCTGCTACTAAAGGATATGATGTTCCAGTACTTTGGAATACTGAAATAGTTACTGGATTAGGAGGAGGCGGTAAGACAAGTGTTGAGGCTAAGAGTCTTGTTAATGACGACGAAGACACTTGGATTGTAGGTCCCACTAGTACTTAGATAGATGGATTAAAAGAAATAGCTCCTAAGGCTAAGGCATTTAGTGTAGAAGAGCTAATTAAATCTATCTATAAAGGTGAGAAGAAATTCACTACCGGTAAAGGACTAGATGGATGGAAACCTAAAATTCTTACAAAAAAGGATGAAGATTTTATTACTAAAGATGCACCTAAACACTTAGTTCTTGACGAAACAACTCATGTCGATTTATTAGACTTACAAGTAATATCTGAATGGGCTAAACGTGCTGGTGTACGTATTACTTTACTTGGTGATGAAAATCAGAGAGGTAAAGAATATAATATAAATAGAGAAGCTGTTTTAGCATTTAGAACTCCAAGACTTAATTTCTCTCTAAGAAATGAAAGTATTTGGAAGGTACAAAATTAGAATCAGTTAGTTTCTATGATGGATAGAATTAGAAATTCATCAGATGCAACTAAGGATGCTACTTTTGATTAGATAAAACAAATTCTCAAGAACAAACTTCCACTTAGTTATTTTGAAAATGAAACTTCCTTAGAAGGAGATAAAGTAGTATCTACCTTATCTGCAGAAGATCTTTCTAAGCTAACAGGTAGTGTAGCTTATATAGGTACTAATAAGGATAGGATTAATTTTATTCAGTCTAATCTTAATCCAGGAGCTGTATTTACTGCTTTAGATAAGGATGCTGTTCAAGGTAGAGAATTCGACTATGTAATAGTTGACTCTGACTGGGGAGGTGCCTTAGCTAAGGCTGCTGATGGAAAGATGAAATTTGAAAGTGGTATGGAAGCAACTCTTAATATGTTAAGAGATCTTTATACTATGATTTCCAGAAGTAGAAGAGGTAGTATAGTACTTGACAATCAGCTTACTAATATAGTTAACCCTATAAAGGAAGATTATACTACTAAGTATGAGAGACTTTCTCCTGAAGTAGTTCAAGACTTTATAGATGGAAGAACTTCTTATATAGAAGGTTTACTAGAAAGTATCAAACCTGCGGAAGAACCCAAGAAGGAAGAAACTGAAGAAGAAGAGGAAGAAGAGGAAGAAGAGGAAGAAGAGTTAGAAGACCCAGGAGAAGAAAATAATACTGAAGAAGAGAAAAAGGAAGCTGAGGCTGTTCCACTTTTAGAAGGAGAAAAACTAAATCCTGTTGGATATAGAGCCTACGGTAATGTTGCCTTTATAGGTAATGTAACTAAGGATGGAAAGACATATAAAGTTAATACTCGTGGTCCTGTACGTGACTTAGGTATATTTGGAATGCTAAATCCAGATAAACCTATAGCAGTTGGTACAGACGAAATAAGACAAAGAGTTAGAGAACTTAACTACATTAAGAGTCTTTATCTTTACGACCATGATATTGATGTTTATGATATTCCAGCTACTTTAAGAAGACAACTTCCTAAAGATGCTCTAAAGAAAGCAGAATTCTGGCTAGTTGCAGAAGATAGAAGTGACGTTCATAATTTAACTGGACTAACTACTCTTAAATAGGATAAACTTGATTTTATTCCTGGAAAGGTTATAAGTATTCAAGCTAGAATCAATACTCCTTCTGGTCCTGTTATTATTACTTTAGGTGCTGTTGCTAATCCTGATACTTGGATTGATGGTATTAATAGTAATCCTGAACTAACTCCGGAAGAAAAGAGAGAATAGATTGCTCAGGCTGAACATTACAGAATTCAACTTAATAACTTAGTTAATGGTTCTGTTACAGAAAGAAGAATAAATAAACCTAAATTTAATGGACGTACTGAACTTATATAGTTAAGAGAAGGAGACTTCGATTATGAAGGTGATGAAGAGAATAGACCTGATCCTAAGTAGAAGAGAAGTGTACGTCTTGAAGATTTATATGATGATACCTCTGAATTTGATGCTCGTACTGGTAATTCAGTAGTAAGTCCAATACATATAATTACTAAAAGTATTCCTGGAATATCTGAGAAAGTAGTTGGACATGCAGTATTATTTGTATCTAATGACAATACTTTATCTCCTGACCAGCTAGGTAAATTGTTTATACAACAACAGGAGGAAAGAGCTGCAGGAAGAAATTCTAAAGCAGCAGTAAGAATGTTAGTCTTAGATAATGAGGGTGTATCATTCCACTCTCTTTATAGAGGAGGATTCAAGGATATTTATTCAAGAAGTTATAAAGATGTTGATGTAGCCTTCCCATAGAATTTGCAAGCTATGAGTATTCGTATGCTAGCTTCTCTATGGAATTACAGAGCAGATCTTAATACTTTCCTAAATGCGCTTAAAGCACATGAAGATAGTCTAGGAATTACTCGTGAATAGACTATTGAATATGCTAAGTTAGATACACAACTATATAAAGAATTACAAGCTGAACGCAAGGGTTCTGATGATACTAAAGACCCAGTAATATCTAATACTGAATACAGAAGATGGTTAGAATCTTATCCAGATTAGGACAAAGCGAAGAAGGTAATTGCTCTTATAGACTTTAATGAGGGACTTGATATACCTAGATTTAGAGTGGGTTGGAGTGATAGAACTGGAGCTTACATACGTCGTATTTATGGGTTAAAAGAAGGTAATAGATATTATAAAGGTGTTAAAAATTGGGATCCTCAAAATACAAATGGTATATTTATAAATCCAGATTTAGCAGAGCAATATGCCCAAATGCTGGACTATTTATTTACCAATGTAGTAGATAAAATTTATGATACTACCAGTCTTGATAAGAATGAAAGAATCAACTATAAAGAGACTGAAAAGTGGTTATCTGAATCTAAAGGTAAGACTCTGACTATAAGTGATGATGGTAAGGTAATTCCTATTCCAAACTAGGAAAGAGTAAAAGCCTTCCCTCTTATTCTTTGTAGAATTGCTTCTTATATGCATAAGAAAATGCTGAAAGGCAAGGATACATTTGAATCAGAAAGAGCTAAAAAAGATACTGAGGGTAGAGGTAAGTATCATATTTATCTTAACTACGAAAAAGCAGAAGGAGATATAGATTATGCTGAATTAGATTCCTTCTTAACGGCAAATATTGGAGGAAAAGAAGTAAAAGGACTTATACAAGAATCTGTTACTTAGACAGATATAATTGGGTAGAATCCATTTACATACAGAACAGGAAATCGTGAAGGAGAAACTTACTATCACGACTGCCGTCTGGATAACTTCTTTAATTTAATATTCCATGGAGTAGCTTTCGAAGCAAATTATAATGACTTTGATTATAATCAATAGAAAGATACTCTAGCCTTATTTAAATACGGATTCTTTATCGATCCTGTATTATTAAAGAATGGAGGAACAGCTAGTGATATGATAGCCCCTTGTGCTACTAATAGAAAACTATTTAAAATAGATAAAATTCCGGGAAATCCAATACTAGAGTTCTCATTTGATGAATATTCTGAAGCCGAAGGAGAAGCAGAGGTACATACTGAAACTATTCCTTTAATAGAAGCTGCTAAGTCTTTAGGGCTTGATACATCAAGATGGCATTTAGATGGATTCTCTGAAGATGAAATAGTTACATTTGTAGATAGAAAACTTGATAAAGAAATTAACAAGAAAATATTCTCTAAAGGTGAGGGAGACCTTACTAAACTTATAGTAGGAGTTGATATTAATGGTATCTAGACTTTGAAAGACAAATACCCAGACATTGGAAATATTGTTTCTTAGGAAGCAAGTGGTGATGGTACATCATTTACAATCACAAATGATAAGGGTGTCAAATATGAAATCCACTATGATGATGGAGATATAATAGTTAATGAAAAGACTGCTCCAGGAGTTAGAAAATCAGACGATAAAAAGGAGATTAAGACTAACTATACTGGAGAAGAAGTAAATAAGGCAATACAAGACTTTGTTTCTAGTCATGATGTCTATGAAGATAGTGATGAACTAAAAGCATGGATGTCAGGAAATGAAGGTATTGTATATTCTGCAGATAATCTAAAGAGTATTAAGAGAGATTTAAGAAATAAACTCGATGAAGAAGGAATCTTAGATAACTCTGATATAGTTCTATTGGAAAATATAATAGATGAACTAATCAATCAATTAAATACGAGTGATTGTGTGAAATGACGTGTAAATTACCAAATTTTGGAAAATTTGACGATGTAGGAGTTCCAGCAGAAATACTGGAACTCCATAACGTCGAAGATGTAATTACTGGATTAATGGAGCATTTATATGGTAATACTAATTTTAGTACATCTGCTGATGAATCCTTAAGCCCTGAAAACTTTAAGGATTCTGTAATGACTCTTACAGGAAAATTAGCCAATATTTTAGAAGCTGCTGATAAAAACAATCCAGAATTGGATCTTAAAAAGGGTGGAAAAGATTCTGAATTAATATTAGAAAATGTAAGAATGGAACTTTACTCTAAAGGAGGAATTACTCGTGACGAGGAGGTTGATCTTTCTGCAGTTATAGATGGACAATTAGCTAGTCGTGAAGAGATAGCTGCGCAACGTCTTAATAAGATGTTTGACAAGTTCTTTGTGAACAATCTTCCAGCTAGAGAAGCATTTAAAACCCACTTTACAAGAGAGTTAGGTCTTGCTACTGTGGTTAGAATAGGACAGACTTTAAAGGATAGTTCTATTGTTGATAGTCAGAAAACTCTTAATGAGAACATAGAAAAGTTTATGGCTAATCAATATCTTATTGTTTATAGATATTTAAGTTCTTTAGGATTAGCTAAGGGACTACCTAATTCTATGTTCAGACAAAATAAACCTATTGCAACTTATGTAAATACCTTAGATAGATTCTATAATTTAGTAATACATAAAGGAAGAATAGGAACCCTTGAGGATGAAATAGAACAAGGATGGTAGGCTAGTCTTAGTGGAGAAACTAATAGTGATGAAGGACTTTATAAAGCTGTAAATGCTTACCTTTCTATTGTTTACTTCGATAAGTTAGCTAAAGAAGCTATAGGTACTTATATAACAGGAAATAAAGATCAAGAATTTCCTATTGAAGTAGATGCTGATGGAGTAAAACACTACAAGTATCGCTTTGGTAAGGACACTGAAAATAGAGTGCATGGTTGGCAGGTAGATGTTCGTGATGCACTAAAGGAAATGGGTAATTTCTCTAAATTTCTTATTTCGAGTATTCCTATAGATGATACCTATTTAACCCCAGTTAATTACTTAGGAGCGTTCACTTCTTTATTTGGAAAGGTACAACAATTATATGGTGCAGACCAAAATCTAAGGTTACTTTATAATGCTATAACTACCTTTAATTAGGACCCTGTAAACAAGTTAAGGGATATACTAAGTATTATAAATAAATATGAGTCTGTTAGAAAGTTCTTATTAAAGGATGTTATTAATCCTTACGAGTTGAAGGTATTTGATGCTGTATATGAGCAACTATACCATGGTAATAACTCATTATTTAATATTGAGGCTGCTTATAATAGAACTCATGGTTTAGCTAATAGATATCCTCTTGTAGAAAGTTTAGCTGCTTAGATAGCTTCTAGTATAGAAATGGCTTATTTATAGACTACATATGACTTTAATAATAATAAGTATGTAACAAATATTAAAAAGAAATATCAAACTAATAAGCAAAAGTTTGATATGATTAATGCTATTAATAAGAATAATTAGAATCTAGAAGAATTAGCAAATCCTTATAGATTTTTAAAATCAAGCCCGGGTTCGTATTCAATTGATTTTGGAGATTATACTCTGGATATTGGTATAGACTTAGTTCAAAATCCTTACGGTATTCTTACTAAGAGACAAGAAACAAAAGGAGTTACTGTAGTACTTAGGAATAAAGCTACGGGAGCTGAAGAGGATGTCGCTTCTTTATTACAGAATAAAGACATAAGTACTAAGGCTAAAAGACAAAATCTTATAAATAGTGTTGGAGATGATGTCTTTATGAAGTTACTTTCTTTTATAGACTTCTTTACTGGAACATCATTTACATCTACATAGGATGGACTTTTAGAATTTGATATATTCCAAAGAAACTTTAAAGGTTCTCCAATAGAAGCTCTTTTAACTGCTGTACGAGGTATGGTAGTTAGGGATATTCATAATCAATTTATTAAGGCTAGAGAAAATAATCAGTATACATTTAGTCAATTTGATAAATTTATAAAGGAAACTAAAGTTTATAGAGATACTATTCTCGGACTTGACCCAACTGATACTGATTGGAGAACTATTTGGGAACCAAGTATTATGGGACCAGACCTTATTACTATAAGTTATTCTTAGGACTGGGTTGATAACTATGTAACTGTTAAATAGATTATGTCTGGAGAAATTTCCAAAGCAAATACAAAGAATTTGGATGGAGATAGCGTTCCTAACTATGGACTTTCCTTTATGGGAGGTAATTTACATACTGTTATTAAGGATGCTCAACATCAAAGAGACTCTGCTTGGGGAGATTTTCCACTAGACTCTAATATATTTATGAATAATCCTTCTACTATTAGAGGTACTGTTATTGATACTGATGTACGCTTAGCTGATGGTACAATAAAACAAGTTAAGAATATGACTGAGGGTGAACTTTTCTATCACTCTATAGTTAATAAATTCTTAATTCCTTTAGTAGAGAATGAAGGTAGTCAGAAATATATGATAATTCAACCAACTACTTATTCTGATAAGACTAAGTTTGTGAATTATATGGTAAGTACAATATTTGGAGGAAAAGATATAACTCAAATGTCTAATACTGAACTAGAAGAAATGTATGTAAACAGTATTGGTAAGGGTTATAAAACTATCTTAAGTAATGTACTTAGAGATTATGCTCAAATATTTGATATGCAAGATTTATATGCTCAGGCATATCAATTTGATGATGCTGGTTTTGTTATTTCTACAAACGAGGCTATAGTTAGATAGATGATATCTAAAATAGATAGACTTCTTAATAACTATACAGAACAAGAACTTATAGCTTTAGCTAAAAGTAAAGGTGTTACTAGTGAAATACTAGCTGATACTCACTTCAGATATAACAAACACAGAGTACGTGACGACAAACAATACTTATCATTTAATGAATCTCTTTATCATCAAGCATTTAAAGTTTATTCTAAGCAAGGTATTAAAGATAGACTTAATGACGAGAAAAGAAAATTCTTAAATCAATTATTAAAGAGTAAGATAAGTATCACAGGTATCAGAAAATTTAAAGGAAAGGGAGATCCTGATAATATTTGGGTTAAAGCTCTCAATGAATTTGGAGAATCTGAAAACTGGATACAAAGTGATGGAACTCTTACTTTAGCTCGAATTGGAGACGAAGATATTACTGTACATAATTTAATTCCTGAGGGTACTACAGTAGAACTTAATCCTGTATTGGATAAGTACTTTATGCTACATAGTTTACTTGGAAATAATCTTCGTATGCTTCTTACTGGTTCAGAAATAAACCATAAGAATAAGCATTTAATAGGAATTAAACCAAATGAAGTAATTACTAAGGCTCTTGATTTAAATAATAAGTCTAACCTTGTTAATTTCTAGGATGCTAATATACAAGCAGCTATTAACATTACTGCTACTTAGAAAGGTTTAGATGCTCAAGAATTCTGGGATAGTATGAGTCTTGTTGAGGCTTATGATTTAATTGATAATATTGTTGACGTTTCAACTAAAAATAAAGTTAAAAAGGCTATAGATAAGAAGATGTATGAAGTAGAATCTGCTGGTCAGGGAGCGCAATTGAAACGTAACGTTATTATTCCTGCTACCATGAGATATTATACTCAAAATAGCTTGAGAGGTATTCCAAGAACAATGCGTCTTGCTATTATGAATGATATTCAGGCAGATGTATTTAACTTCACTGGAGATGATGGTACAGTAGATTCACACGATGGTGCTGCATTTATTAACCCAATTACATCTATCTTAGAAAACTGGTCACTTCAAGAAAATGAAGTAGGTACTGTCAAAAAGCCTATTTGGCATTATTATGATAAGGAACATATGACTTCTTCTCTTGTTAAGTTTGCTGCACATACTATAACTAACAATATGATGCAACAATCCATAGGTTCAAGAGTTAATATGTTAAATATGTTCAAGAAAATGGCTAATAAACCTTGGACTACTATTCCTGGATTGGAAGGTAATATCCTTGAGGTGGCTGCACATACAACTGATGGAGAAATTACTTTCACAGATTTAACTGGAGGTAATGATTTATTCTATAAAGGACCAGAGGGAACTAATTATAAAATAGTAGATTTTGGCTATGAAGATGGAGTTTACTGGACAGATGAAATAAGAGTAAATGATCAGGGATTAGGTAGTGGTGTTACTAGAAAGTATCATTATTTTGATGCTAATAGTAATCATATGCTATTTACTGAAAAGCAAAATAATCCTGCTTTACACACAATGTCATCTATATATGAAGCACATCAAGTATTTGGAGGTATAAATAGTGAATCTATAGTAGATGGAGAACTTCATTACTCTGAGGCTTCTAATTATGTTGTAGCTAACCTAATTAATAATGTTACAGTACTTACTGAGGCTGGAAAAGAAGCTAAAACCAGAGAGTTTAATCAAACACATTTTGCTCAACCTCTTAAGACCTTGATGATAGACTATATTTGTAATAATAGTGCTATCAAGAACGGTGCAGGTAACAGAAATAGTGAAGATAGATTCTATAATAATGAGGAACTTGATACTATAACTCTTGGAACAGAATATTATGGTATTCAGATGGATGCTGACCATGAAGCTGATGAAGCTGAGATGACTGAGTTCTCTTAGGTTATTTCTGCTCTTGATGCTGGAGGTAGACTACATGGTTATGTAAAAGGTATCTACAAAGCCTTAGGACAAATTGCTCTTGAGGAATCTGCTGTAGAAATGGAAGCTATACAAGCTTACCAATTGAATCCTACTCCAGAAACTAGAGATGCTCTCTATGATATTATAGGTAGAACTATTATCAATAATATGTCTACTGCTAGAGGACAAGCTGGACTTGCTGAATCTATTATTAATCAAATTAAGAGAAAGTTCAACCTTACTAATAGTCATAAACTAGATGAGTTAAAGATTCCATTTAGCGATGCTAATATCTATAGTAATATTCTTTCTACTTTTGCTTCTATAATTACTAATAAATCTATTCGTAAAAAGTATCCTGGACTTGGAGCAGTGCTTTCTCCTGGATTCAATATTATGATGGTTTATGATATAGATGGAAGACAGTACCAATTTAAAGATGTACTTAAAGATGCTACTATAAAGTATACTCAATACAAGAAAAGAAAACAAGAAGGTAAGGAAGATCCAGAGGATAAATATTACTTAGCTTTATATACACAAGAAGAGGCTAATTTAAAAGACATTGATGGTAAGAAAGTTCCAACACAATGGACTTCTACTGAACAATGGAATTAGGCTGTAGTTGAGGCTTATCTTATGAAGAAAACTGATGACTACAACGCTCTTAAATGGAAATATAAAGTAACTGAAAGATTAGGAGAAAATCCTGATTGGGACTTACATACTGAAGAGTTCATGCCTACTGACAATGTTGGACTTTTAGTACAAGATGCTGAAGGTAAACAATGGTGGGAAGATATATCTTTAGATTCTATCTCTGATTATTACTTGTTTAAAGCAGATCCTAGAGCCTTTATATAGGATAAAATAGGAGCTCCTGTCAAGGTTCTCCAATTTAGAAAGAATATCCATAAGTCTCGTAACTTGGCTCCAACCAAAATATGGTGGACATATAAAGGAAAAGCTGTTGTTTGGAGCGAAAAAGAATAGGGAGAAGTTCTTACTGATGTTGAGAGAACTGATAACATCTTTAATAGTATACACTTACTAAGATAGTTCCATAAGAAACTTGTTAAGAATGGTAAACTTGGAGCTGCTGCTCGTATAGAAGCCTATATAAACAGACAATTAGCTAATGGAGTTAAAGAGTATTCTTCTACACAAGAACTACTTGACGAACTTGATAAGAACACTTGGAGTGGTAATTCTATAGAACTTAATAATACTCCTGCCGAACTTATAATGTCTAACATTTATCAATCTCGCTTCGGTGTAGATGTTGATGAATCTATGATAGAAGTTATGAAGAACGGTATTGAAAAGGGTAATAAAAAGGCTAAGAATACTAGACAAGTACATCAAAGTGTTACTCCAGACTTCTATGATTTTATAATGACCAAAGCTAATGGTCATCATACTTACATATCTTTAGATAGAACATTTGATTCTACACAACCAGATGAGGATGGAGAAGTTCCTGATGTATCATATAGATGGACTTACTGGAAAGATAGAAGTAGAAAAGCTGTAAAGGATCCTAATATTGTACATGAAGTATATGCTACTAACAAAGAATAGAAAGTTCTATTTAGAATTGGTAGAGATATGCGAAGACCAAGAATTGCTTATAATGAGGAAGGTAAATACTTCTATGATAAATTTACTGGAGAAAGAATTACCAAGAATGAAAATAAGTATTCCTATGTAGATGGAGAAGTAAGAGAATATGTAGAATTTGTAACAAGACACGAGGTTAAATCTAATGGAAAGAGACATCAAGTTTATAATATAAATATTGATGAACTTAGAAGAACAATGCCTACTGCTACAAATGATGAAATAAATACTTACGTTCAAGATTTAATGAAGGAAATTTATGAATGTGATTCTTATGAGGCATTTACAGTTAATAATCAACAAATAAAGAAATCTAATCTTGAAAGAGTAAAGGCTTTATTAGCAGGTTTCTCTTCTACTGATAAAGATGGAAAGAAACTTTATTTTGGTTATGATGCTACACTTTCTAACTATCTAGAAGCTATTTCTGAACAATTTAGTAAGATTCCTAATACTACAGAATTTACTAGACCTGACTTATCATATGATGCAGAAACAGGAACCATTAAATTTGAAAAAGTTAAGGACCAAGGTTCAATTGCTAAGATTCTAAATGATAGAACTACTGCATTAAAGATGAGACTTAATGAAAAGAGATACTACTCTTTCTTACGTTCTCAATACTATACAGCTTCTCGTATTCCTGCTCAGACATTACAGTCATTTATGAATATGAGACAGATTGGTTATACTGCAGAAGGTTCAAACTTAGCTTATGTATCACACTGGCAGACCTGGTTACAAGGTTCTGACTATAAAGACTATTTCCGTATTAGTCTTTCATAATACCTTTCACATTAAGTGATAAAATTATATTGTAGTCATTAAATCTCTTGAATTGCGGGAAACTCCTTAGAGTTCTTTACTACTAATTTAGAGTAGAAATACATCTAAAGGCTCAAAGTAACTATTTGAGGTAAAGTAAAAAGGTAAAGAAATTGGACAATCCGCAGCTAAGCATCCTAGATAAAATTATTATATATAGACTAGTAAAATTTTATAAGGATGAAAGTTCATCGACTATCCCGAAAGGGAGTAGGAAGAAATTCCGAAGTGGGAGGCACTCAGTAATGAGTGATGATATAGTCAGTCTTTTATTGAAAAATAAAAGGTAAAACGGATATTGATAAGGCTTATATAATGGGTCTTGCTTTTGATGATAATGGTTCTTATATTGGGTGGAGTAGTCTATTTAATTATAGTAGTTTAGAAACTATAAAGGCTTCTGAATATCTACCTCTTCCAAATAATGGAGTAGTATTTGAAGAAGCTGCTGATGGTATAGATATTTCTGATGATGTAGCTATTATTAAATAGGCAGATGAAGCCTTAAAGAATTCTCCAAATGGAGATGAAATTAGTAAACTTCAATCACAGAGAATTTTAGCTTATGCTAGAATCCTTAATAAATTAGAAGATACTAATAAAGTTAAAGGTTCAACTCCAGAAATTCTAGCACAATTAAATAATCATAATGCAACTGTTCTACCTGCAGATTTAAAGGCTTCTGCTCTTAGAAACTTCATTTCTGTACATATTTAGAATACTATTTAGAATGTTAGAAATGTTGCAGATGCATATGTACCTGTAGAAATGAAAGATTTAAGAAAGGCTGCAGATAACTCTCCTAAGGGTGCTGAAGCATTAGAAATTTCTCTTATTAATCCTCTTTCTGTCTATACAATGCAGTACCAGAACATGACTGGTAAGAATGTTATTGCTATATCAGCTACTGGTCAGAAAGGAGCATTTATGTGGATGTATCATTTAAATGATGTCTATAAGACTGCTAGACTTGGATTTGATTATACAGTTAACGAAGCTGGAGAAGTACTTCCTACTCCAGGGTCAGCACTAGAACAAGTAAGATTTGACTTTACTACTACTAGAATCGCTGGACGTAGTTTACCTGATGTAAATGGTGTTTCTCAAATGAGACAAGTAACTACTTCTACTCTTCCTGATATAAATACTGAAGGTATTGCTGATCCTAACTTAGTTAAGTATATAGAATCTGGAAAATTGAAATCTAAGATTCCTGTGGATATTATTATCAGTCAAATGATTTCTGCAGCAACTGATAATGCTAAAGAGCTTATCCTTGCTAAGATTAATGCAGGTAGTAAATTAGCAAAATGTTATCTATTCTTGATGACTATGGGTTATAATGTTAATGATATTGTGAAATTTATGACTAGTAACGCTGTTTCTTGGATAGATTCATTATCAGATCCTAATGTATTCCTTGGACAAGAATTACGTGTAGATGAAGCAATTAGTGCTATTGAAAAGTATCTTAAGAACTATGATAGCAGCAAAGAAGCCGAATCTTACGTAGATGAAGAGGGAAATGAAATACAAGGATCAAAAGATAGATTGTCCTTATTAAAGAGTATTATTCCTTCTAATCTAACTGCTGCACAAAGAGCCGAAGCTTTAGCAGATCTTAATGAGTTTAAAAATGTTATGGAAGGTTCTGATGAGTTTAGTACTTTCGGACGTCTTCTAAGTATTAACCAAGGTCTAAAGGGTAAAGCTGAGGACTTGGAAGCTTTCTTAGCATATATTAAAAATATAATTACTAAGAGAGAAAAAGATATGAAGATAGTCAACTCCGATGGACAATTAATTGAAGCTGCAGAAGATAGATATGCTGATATAGCAGGAGGTAGATTTGATCCTATTAGATGGACTCAAGATGAGGAGTATCAACAGAGAGTAGCAGAGTATTATGATAAACTAAAAGTTACTCTAAATATATTTGCTATTGCTCCAAAACTACCCCACTTTAAGAGCATGTTTACTCTAATGGGAGGTGAATGTACTGTGAACCAATTCTCTGTTAAGAGTAGAATACTAAGTGAATGTTTACGTAAGATTCAAGTAGAATGTCCTAAACTGTATATTGACGAGAAGTACTATCCAAGAATTTTAAGTTTTGCTTCATCTCTTATGATGCAATAGTTTATTGTTGATGGAAACTTCAAATTCCCAGTAGAAGGTACTATCTTAGATAGAAACAGAACATTAAGAAATGTTAAAAATAGTTTCATTACTTTGGATTCTGAAGAAGGAATAGCATCTTTTAAATATTATTTTGAAAATGTAGTAATTCCCGGATTGAAAGCTGGAACATTTAATGACGATTGGGATGACGCTACTAAGGAAGCAATTAGTCGTAATCCATTTATTATGTCATTAATGAGAGGTAATGATAGGGATGTTCCTATTTGGAAAACTAATGTAAATATATCTTCAGACTCTTCTTATACTAGAGTTCAATTATCTAGATTTAGTAAGGGACTTAATCAATTATAGAACTATGAAATTGGAGGAGTAGCTCTTTCTGATTGGTTTGCTCTTTATAACTTAATTGTTAATAAGAATTAGTATGGTTCAGACCGTCTTACTAAGATATTCGAAGGATTTATAAAAGAGTTTGATAGTAAAGGTGATAATATAATTAACAGATATCTGAAGTATGTTGGAGAACATGATTATTCTAATGCAGAGATAGATTCTATGATGGACTTTACTGCTATGGACTTATTTATCTCTTAGGCTAAAGTAGTATCTAGTTTGAAGGGACAAAAAGATCCAGTAGTTATTATGTATGAAGATAAACTTCCAGTCTACTATAAAAACGTAGGATATGGTAGATATCAAAAGATGGATGATATTCTTCCTGCAATACCTGGAGAAGGTATAGAATAGAAGTTACATAGATTCTTCTTAGATAGAGCTTACTTCGTTTTAGAAAAGCCTTATTCTAGCATTCTTACTAGAACTAAGGAACAATTAGATAATTCTCCAATACATGCTATTGCAGAACTTATGAGATAGGCTAAATTATTCTTAGACATTAACTGTGCATGAAGAATTGTACTATAACTTTTAAAATTGGGGATACTGATTTAAGAATCACATTCCCAGAAGAAGAGTTCTATGGGGTAGAGGGCGAACGCTCTCTACCTACATAGGATTTTTAGGATAGATTAGCAGCATTAATATCTAAACATAGTGGGCAATGGTAGGATATTAAGAACAGTATTATACAATACTTAAAAGATAATAGTGCAGTTTCAACTGCAGTTACTTACGCAAAAATAAGTGGAAAAGATGGACTAGTTCCTAATGTAAGCTATAAGTACATATAGGATACTTATCCAGAGATAGAGTTTCCTGATATAGACGTGCCCATACTATTACTTGATACTCTAGATGTTACTTCTAAATTCCCTGTGATGGGAAGAGTTCTAGATAAAAAAGGAAAAGAAATATTCGTAGTAAGAGGAGATAAAGATTCACTTGTTAAACTTTCTAACTATCTAAAAACTAGAGAGAAAGTACTAAGTGGAGAATATGAGTCTACTCTTGATGAAGAACTTAAAGGTGCCCTTAATAAGATAGCAGAAAAGCAAGGATTATCTAAAGAAGAGACAATCTTACAATACCTTAATAATATTAAAGAATTTAAAAAGGATAAATCTTTAATAGATGGAGCTTCTTAGTATGTATGGATGTCATATATAGTAGGTGCTATTAAAGGAACTCCTGCTAAAAGAAGATATACTAATCCAGTTATAAATGAATTTAATAGACGTCTTACAACTAATAAGTATGGACAAAAGGTTCTTACAATTAGTGAATTAAATGCTATTCTTTCTCAGGCTTATCCACATATATTCACGACTCAGAAATCTTTGCTGGAAGTGTTTTAGAAAAAAGCTGGAGAAGCCATTGAATATATATCAGAACTCAAGAATCTTAATGAAGAAGAGAAGGACTTTCTTGCTAAGTTAATAGAGGAGAGAACTAAATATTTGGCAAGACATACTGAGGATGATACAGATCAATGGGCTATGACTACTCTATTTAATGCTATTAATTCCTTATTAGAACCCAATGAAAATCCTCTAGCTTTAAGACCTGTTCATATGGACAAGAAAGCTCTTATTTTAGAGGATAGATATCCTACTTTAGAATCAGCTTATGGATTTGGATATGATACAGTTGCTTCTTTTACAAAGGAAGAAGATAGAAATGGATATCATATATACAGTCAAACCAAAGAAATTGGAGACAGAACTGTTACTTATTACTATGTAACTAAATATTTTATAAATGAGAAACTACAAGCTAGGAGATTTGGAAGTATCGATGAGGCTTAGGAATGGATTGATAATCACTTTATATAGTAGAAGTTAAAAGAAAATGCCTTCAGCAATCTTAAATAGGAATATACAGATGGAAAAGTTGATCCTCGTCTTGGACGTTCTTTCTTAAGCGAGACATTTATTCCAGAAGGTACGATATTTTCTGCTTTGGATGTGCCCTTAGATCTACGTTCTCAAAGTATGTAGGAAGAAGAATTCTTCTTACTTAATAAATCTCTCCAAGATTTCTATGATTATATAGAAAGTCTTAATTTATTAAATACTACTAAATAGGCTATTTATGCAGATATAGATACTGCAGAAAAAGCTACTATATTTCTGAGTGAAATAAACAGAGTATTAAATACTACTGATGAAGCTGGAAATAAGATATATCCTAGAGAAGATCCTGCACCTCAAGAAGGAGAAAAACAAGTAACTACTGTTAATGATAAAATTAAAGCAGTTGTAAATGATATAAAAACTAAGCAACCTACATATTATTATGTAAGTACTTCTTATAAGGTAGATGAAGGTAAATATCGTATTCGTTTTATCGAAACTGATGAAACGGCAGTTACTGAGAAGAGACATAATAAAAGAACTCCAGTATTACAATTATTAAGTAGTATAGCAAGTACTATGAAGGAAAAATTTGGAGTTCCTGTCGAAATAGTTAATGAAGAAAAACTAGCTGAAATGGGAATTGAGGATATCAATCTAGTTAAGGCATTTATTAAGGATGGAACAATCTATATAAATAGTGCTACAGCTAGAGCTTCAGATGCTTTTCACGAGTATGCTCACTTATTATTAGGAGTACTTAAGTCTAATCCTGATTATAGACAAAATTATCTTGACTTTATAGAAAAGATTTTATCTACAGAAAATGGACAAAAAGCATATAATAGGAGAGTAAAGAGATATCCAAATGCTAATGCTATGGACTTAGCAGAAGAAACAGTGGCTGACTTATATGGATAGTATATGGAAGGTAACTTACCTTATGAACTAAGTTCTTTATTTGCTTAGAATGATGACCTTAAAAAGGTAACAGATACAATCTTTGATAAAAAAGACAAAGCTAAAAATGTCCTTGAATTTGATGGTTCTTTAGAAGGTATCTGGAAAAGATTTAATTCAGAAGTAGCTAAAACCCTAGGAGACAATATAAACTTTATAAGGGATGAGGCATTACAGGTACAAAGAAGAAAAGATACTTGGATAAGAGATCAAATTGAAAAGAAAAATATAATAGAAGATTGTGAATGAAAAATTGTACATATGATATAGTAGGTACCGATTAGACAGGTATAACCCTTAAATAGCTATTAGATTATGTCGATGACCAGTTTGCCAAAGTTATAAAAACTGATGAGCAAATGAAAATAAGTGATATTGTATACTCTAAAGATCCTTTAAAGGAATCTATAGTTAAAAGAATTGGAGAAGTCAAGCATGATTATATGATTACTGCAGCTCGTACAGTATCTACTTATGATGATGAACTTGGAGGAGATGGAAGTACTCTTTCTTATCAGGAATTTATTGAGGATCCAGCTTGTCTTATAGATGGAGAACCATTAGTAAGACCTTTTGATAGAGACCAATTCAGACAAAGTGAAATTGATAATTTAATAGAAAAGGGAGTTAAGAAAGAGAAAGCTATAGAAGAAGTAGATAAAGACTTAGCTAATATGGATTAGTTTAAAAAGGACTCTGTAACTTTACACAAAATAGTGGATGGTTATGGGGCAATATCTACCAAAGTTAATTCCTCTGACTATGTAGCAGCTATATAGGATACTGTTGAGGGTACTCCTTTTGAAGGAAGAACTGCTCTTCTTGAAGATTTAAAAGGTCAAATGGAAAACTTTGCTAGACAATATATTTATCATACTCAAGTAGGTCCAACTATTCTAAATAACGTAGGACTTAAAGCTAAAATAGAAGCACTTGGTAAAGAGTTAGTTGGTCATATAGACTATTTATCTGTAGACTCAAGTGGAACTTTACATATTTACAATTTTAAGGCTTCACAAAAATCTATGAACTACTGGTCTAAAGACAAATGGAAAAAGTACAATTATGGTATGGCATTCCTTAAATAGATGCTTGCTTATAATGGTATTCCAGTTAAGAACATAGAATTAAACATTGTCCCAGTTAATATGACCTATAAAGAGGGAGGAGAAATTGATAAGATAGTTGTTGGTGCTCCTCAGAATATCTCTGTAAACTATGGTGGTGGATATATGTTAGAATAGTATGATAAACATGCCCGTCACTTTATTAGAAGTAATGTAGAGATACCAAGAGTAACTATAGAAACTTTTGATAGAGCTGACGAGATTTTCCAACATATCTTCCCTATACTTAATATGCGTAGTGAAGGTACACATCGTTCAGCTGTAGAAATGATTAAACGTGCTCCAGAAGCTGGAGAAGCTGAACCTCTGGTAATTAGAGAAGTAAATGATGATAAAGGTCGTTGGGAAGTAATAATTGATGGTAAGTCTTATAGACCAAAGTCAAATAAAAATAAGAATGTCAATCAAGATATTCTTAATATTGTAGTAGAACATCTTGGAGAAATTCAAGATGAAACTCTACAAACAGTACACACTCTTAAAGAGGCTATTCGTAAAATGAATCAGATTGGAGAGCACGGAGTATTCGTTCCTGAATCCGATGTTATTGATAAACTAAAAGGACTTTCTCGTTCTAGAGGTTTTATTAAGAATATGCTTGATACATACTTTAATGATGTAGATTGGCAAGTAGACTCAAAAGGTAATCGTAAACCTGTTTATAAGTGGAAGTTACGTGATGAATTACTTGACTACAACATTATCCTTATGTAGAATAATGATACTGGACAATTAGATATCATTTCTTTAACTTCTTTTGATTGTAATGCTGAAATACCTTTTGGTAAAGGAAGACATAGTATATTAGGTGCATTTAAAACAGATGTTCAAACTAATAATCTAAAAGGTGATTATGGTAATGCTGAAGCTATAAGAGCCATTGTATTACTTAATTAGATTCTTCCTACAATGGACCTAGAAGGAGTTCAATTAGGTAGAGTTAAAGTTCTTAGTCATAGTGGTACTGCCAGAAATTACTCTATAAGTACTATTACATAGAAATATCTTCCAGAAATTGTTTCTACTATTAATGACTAGGGAGAAATTGAGTTTGTTAATAACTTTAGAAGTTTAAAATCTGACCAATTTACAGATCCCTTAGAGTCTGTTCTTTATGAGTATAGTTTACTTATAGCATCTAAAAGTGATGCTGAAGTGATGAGATATTCTCCAGAGAAATTTTAGCAATTAGCTAGTCTTGTAGAAAACGGTGAAGCTTATACAAAGACTAAAATTCTTAAAGAACTGTTGGATTCTTTCTATAAGGAACTTCCTGATTGGACTTTTGAACAGATAGTAAGAAGTTCTGAAGGACATTTAGGTTCACATAGAGACCAACAAATGTGTCGTGTTTATAGAGCTCTTTCAGAAGCTTATCACCGTTATACTGGAGAAACTCTAAACTATGAGAGGGAATTAACTGACATTTATAGACATATGTCTACAACAAATCATATTCCTAATCAGAATATTCGTATTGTTACTGATAACTTAGCTCAAACTTATAATAGTATTGCTACTGAAGTAGAACGTTATCATGCTAAGAATATGAGAGGATTTATTAAGGAATTCCTTGATGCTAAAGGTTATGGATTAGTTCGTAATGCTACTCTAGGAGATATGAACTCTTTGTTTACAAAGATGTTTGAAGTGGATGAATAGGGCAGAAGAACTATGAAATTTAAGAATCCTTGGACAGATGGAAGTCTTGATCCCGCTGAGGCTAAATTCTTAAAACAAGCACTTTACTAGTTCTATTTAATAAGGAATAGAGGCAATGCCCTAAACTTTAAAGGTTATGATGATCCAGAAATTCCTAAGTTTATAGCATCTAGAGCGGGTGGTCATAAATATTTATGGTGTCCACTTATGAGAGCTTCTTCTTCTACAAGAGTAATGTAGAACTTAGAAACTTCTACTTGGAAGGGAAGAGCTCAACGTATGTGGAAAATAATGCGGAATCCTAAACAATATTATGACGAACAAATTGAAAACATAACCGAACAGGAAAGAGAACTTATAAAGAAAGGCCTTAATGCTGATAAAGAAAAGCTCGGACATGTATTTAATATGTTCTAGATAGGTGATGAATCTGATAGAGCAGGAACTCGCCAAGAATTTATTGATGCTTAGGGTATTGATTTCTTTGAGACTAATATTGAGAATATTCTTATTGAATATCTATCTAAATCTATAGAATGTGAAAAACTTAAAGACTTTATGATAGGTACTCGTTCATTACTTTTCCAACTTACCTTAATGGGTGAAGAGTCTGGTAATACAGAAGTAATGAAGAGAGAAATTCAATATATTAGAGACTTCTTAAAGGTTAATGTATTTAATACTACTATTAAGAGTGAGACAGGTGCTGTACTTACTGGAGCTTTAGCAGGCGTAAGAAGTAAAGTAACTCTTATGAACCTTGGAGGTAATATGATATCATTCTTCCGTGATGTTTTCCAAGGCTTTGAAGAAAACTTTGCTAGAACAGTAACTAAACTTAACACTGATATAGATGCTAAGACTCTTAGTTAGGCTTATGCTTATGTAGTTACACACGGTATGACTAATACAATGAATATTAGTATGCTTAGTGCCCTTCAAGCTAGATATCGTCTATCTAATATAGACCTTGCTAGTATGGAATCTCTAAAGATAGGAAGAGGCGGTGTGACTAACTACAAAAACTGGGCATATTCTACTCTTAGACGTCCTGACTTTTTAAACCGTATGACTCTATTTGTAGCACGTTGTATGAAAGATGGATGTTGGGAAGGATGGGAACTTAATGATGATATCCTCACCTATAATTGGAAGAAGGATAAGAGGTTTAAGGCCTTAGTAGATGGAACTTCAAAGGATTCTGCTGAATATAAATAGGCTAAAGCCCTTTATATGTCTAAGGCTCGTGAATGGAATGCAGAGCATCCTGAGGAACAAATTGATTTGAATCCAGAAACTGCAGAGACTTTCCTACCTGCACCTTATTCTGATAGAGAAATCTTAGCTATTAAAGAGGTATCTGATAATATATATGGTGCGTATGATAAATCGCTAAAATCAATGGGAGAGCACACAACTCTTATGTGGTTCTTTGGTATGTATACAACTTGGATGAATGGTATTTGGAATAACTACTTTATGAAGCCAGGTAAGTACACTGCTAATCGTTCTAATCTACAATAGAAAGTAGATGAAGCTGGTAACCCATTATTCTTAGATGAAGATGGAGGTATCACTTCTGTAGATACAGGTATGCCTTTATATGAGAATGTTCCAACTATAGTTCAAGGTATTGCTTATACTATTAGAGATTTATATTATATCTCAAGAGATGGAGGATTACAAGCTATGAAGGACTACATACAAGCTAATCCAACTGTAAGAGCAAGTCTTGCTAAGTTACTTAGTGATATGTTAATTACGTTGTTATTGTTTACTACCTTTAAATTTGTTCTTGACCCTGCTTATTCTGATTATAAGAAAGAGATGAAGAATAATCCTGTTTTTGCTAATTTAGCTGCAGAAATATTCTATAAAGCAGGTTCTCGTTCATATGATTCATTTAGAGGTCCACTTAACTTTAAAGATTGGTTAGGAGATAATACAGCTTCTCCAATGTATGAAGTTAATATGAAAGTAGCACAAGACGCTTTAAAAGTAGCTATGGGTAAGAAGACTTTACCAGATGCATTTATGGGTAATTTCGCAGTTGCCCGTGCTGGAAAGGATACTTATAGTGCTTGGAAGAAAGCCCAATAGTAAAAAAAAAAGAGGGGAGCCCGATTACCGAGCTCCCCTATACTTTTTATAAACTGTTGTGTACATGAAATTTTACTACATTAAATAAATCTTCAAGTGTACCTACATTATCAATTACAATATCCCATCCCTTATAATCGTCTAGAGCCGTCTCACTTATGTGATTACCTGCTCCAGCACCTGGACGTTCTATCCTAATTAGCTTTCCACTTCTTTCTTTGATAGCCTCAGCTTCATTTGGAAATCTAACATCAGCTATAATAACATTACCATTATGGTAAGTATTAAACAGTGCCTTTATCCAGAAATCTGGATCTATCTCTTTTCTAACTGCAGTACCTAACTTCTGTAGAAATTCTCTTACAGTCATTCCTAACCAATCCATATATTGTTGTTTAACCTCTTGACTATTAAAGTCATCAAAAGGCATATCCAACATTTCTTGAGATACTTCCTTTAGTAAGTCTGCATAGTGAACAATAAAATGATCCCATTCAAAAACTATATCAGAGTTCCAATACATATTCCAAGTTATATTTGGATTAGAAAGTAAAGTTTGCAGCATCATAGCAGTGGTATCTTTACCTGCTTGAGCTTTACCTGCTATACCTATAATCATACAAAAATACGACTTTTAACGACATTAGCTAAAGCAGCTCCATCTACATTAGAATAACTCTCTTTGAACATCTTAATAATCTTACCCATATCTTTCTTGGTAAGCATACCATCGAAATTCTTAGAAATAATATAATCAACATGAGTTTCTATCTCCTGTACAGACATCATTTCAGGAAGAAGCTTTTTGAGCTCATTAGCGTATGCTGTATACTCATTACATATTTCTTCCCTTCCATTTATATGGTACATCTGTGCTTGATCTGTATAATGCCCAACAAGTTTCTTTAACACAGCTACCTCAGTATTCGTATTAATGTCTTCTCCCTTAGTCTTTCTAAGTAAGAATTCTTGTTTAACTTGTTTATAAGCTTCTAACTTAATTGGATTTTGCTCTTTACGAGCTTCAGCTATTAGTTCGTCAATATTAATCATAAATTTCAAATGTCCCTAAGATTTTTTCTTTAAGTATCTTTTTAACTTGAGGATTATTCTTCAACCATGTAGGATGTGAAAGCATAAAGAAATCTCCTATTGTAAGTTGAGAATAAGAAGTAAGAGGTTCTACATAATCATAAAATAAGTCTATTATAGTTTTCTCATGATTGAATGCCCATTTATAATTATGAACGTTATCAATAGAAATCCATTTTACATCCTCTACTTCGTTCTCTTCTCCTCCTTCAGATTTCTTCTGTGGGCCTGCTTCATGTTCAAAGAGTATAGCAATGTGCCTTAAAGTAACATTACCATTATTTGAAGTCTCTGGATCAGTATGAGTAAACACTTGTAAGAATTTTTCTGGTTTTATCTCATATCCAGTTTCCTCAAAAACTTCCCTTGAACATCCTTGTTCAGCATTCTCATCGGCCTCTAGAAAGCCGCACACTGCGTTCCAACACCCTTGGTAGTCTGGTGTACCAGAACCACGCTTATTGGCTAGAACTGACCAAATACCATCAATTCTTCTAAACACAAAAGTAGCAACAGCACAGTATCTTCCACTCCACAAAGTTGTATCCGCATGTTCTCCTTCAGTTATTTTGTAACTCCAATTCTTATTCATGTTCATTAAAATAATAAAATACTTCGTCTCTAATAACTTGTGGTATAAATGAACCAAATAAAGTTGGGCATTGCCTATATAAGCTAGAAGATAAATCACCTTTCGGTCTATCTACAACTAGAAGATCCCAATCCTTTAGAATTTGTCCACCATTCATCCAATCTTTTATTTCTTCTACTAAATCCTCTCCTATAAGAAGATAAGTCTCATCATTACAATATTTTGTCCTTAGAGCATGTAACGTAGCATAAGAATAGAAAGGAGGAATCATTAATTCCTCGATTCTATCCACTTCTACGTATTCTCCAAACTGCTTTGAAATTCTTTCCATCCAACTACATCTAATGTCAAATGGTGCAGGCTTCTCTTTTTTAGTTGGATTATGCATAGCTGGAACTATAACAACTTTATCCATTTCGAATCTTTGAAGTGCATCATTTATGACAGTAAGATGTCCATAATGGGGAGGATTAAATGAACCAAGATAAAATGCTACTTTCATTCTACTCTTTTAGTAATTGTAATAGGTAATTTATCTTTATAAGCATTAGCTATTGTTCTATCTTCTACTCTTTTGACTAAATCAAGTCCACAAATATCTATAGCTTTTCTATATTTAAATCTATCGTCAAGAGAATCAAGAATTAAATCTACATCTCCATAAGTAGCACCTGGAGCTATTTGATCCATATCAGTACCTCCACAATTACCATCAGTTGGGGCTAATGCTATAGATTCTTTTATTGTTTTTTCTGCCTTTGGCATATAAGATGCAAGAACTTCTGCGAGCTCCCATATTTCATGTTTATAAAGAAATCTAATACCTACATTATAATCACCAACATCACCATGTATAGTATAGAATCCAAGAGCATGTTCTGTAGCATTGTCTGTATCTATAACCATTCCCTTATAAAGAGAAGCTAATTGATAAAGATACATCATACGTATGCGAGCCATTATATTTCCATCAGAAATTACAGTAGCTTTTGATTCTTCTTCTTCTTTATAGAATGAATCTCTAAAGAATTTATAAGAATTGTATAAGTTTACTTCTGCAAAATCATCACATAGAATTTGCCCAAGTTTCTTGGCTATCGAAGTATCAGTTCCTTCATTTTTTATTGGGAGACTTCTTCCTATAAATGTAACGTCAGGCATATCTTTAGTGGCTAGGTAACATATAACTGCAGAGACAGTACTATCTATACCTCCGCTAAGTCCTAATACTATACTTTTTAAATGGCAGTCTTGTATATACTTTTGCAAGTCTGCAACTGATTTATTTATCCATTTGTCCCACATATTCTTCTTTTGTTAAAACAGTGTTATGTAAATGTTCTATATTAACTAACCAAGTACGATTATTCTCATCCTTGGTTATAACCCAATCTCCTTCTTTATCTCTTAGATATATCCTTTTATGATAAATATTATCAGGAGGATAATAACAATAAAGTTCTTGCCCAGGCGTTAGTTGCTCTCTAGGCTTAGGTGGAAACAAAGGAAGTTTCTCCTTCGTCTCCACCGTCTTAGTAACCTTTTTAGTTTTACGCGGCATTTTCTAATACACAATCAAGTATTTGTTGTTGTACTGGATCTCCTAATCTCTTACCTGCATCATCAGAACGTTTAATACAAGCTAACTTTGGAGCATTCCTATGAAGCTGGACTTCAATAAGCTTCATTACCTCATTAAGAGGAGGTACTCCACAGTCATTAGTAAGATTAGTACCAATGCCAGCTACAACATTTATTCTACCTAAGAAGTAATCTCTAATTTCCTTAAATTTCGGGAAAGTAAGAGCATTACTCATAACAAGAGTCTTACTAAGAGGATTAATATTCATAGACTTATAATGTTCTATAAATAAATCTCCTAATTCCTTTTCATCACCTGAGTCTATACGTGGACCATCAAATAGTTTACTATACTTACGAGAAAACTGGCTTATAAAGAACTTAGTAGTATAGGTATCAACAAGAACTGTTCCTAGGTCACCGTCATAACAACGTACCCAGTCTCGCATTGCAAGTTCATTTGCTTGTTGATAACCCCAAATTGCTCCATGGAACATTACCCACTCATGTGGAAAAGTACCACAAGGCATCATGTTATATTTAAGAGCAAAATAAACATTAGATGTACCTACACAAGTTTTTGAATTCTCCTTTAAGTATTTAACTACTAAGTCATGTATGTTAGAGGAATATCTTCTACGAGTGCCAAACTCAGAAAAGATAAGATTTTCTCTATTAGCAAATTCTATCTTTTCTGCAAGATTCTTATACATCAGGTCAATGTCAGCCTGTATACCAAAGAACTTATAGTAACATTCTGAAACAGTATAGAGAATAGGAACTTCATAAAGTGTCACTTTATAAAGGTAATCAGTTACTCTAATATGTAAATGTCCATCTTCATCAAGCCATACCTTTATAAGATTTGGATTAAACTGGAAGCTTCTAAGCCACTCCCAATAATTTACTGGAATAAATCTTGATAACCAAGAATTAGAGATTACCTTATAGAATTCATCCATAGTAAGAGAAACATCACCTAACTTAAATATCTCTAATTCTAGATACTCTAAGAAAGATTCATCATAGACAGTATTGTTTCTGTCTACGTATTCAAAAGTTCCAAGGGCACTTGGATACAGTTTCTGATAAGCATACGATGTAGTAAACTTATATAAATCAGTGTCTAAAATACTTAAAATCATAGTGGTAAATTATACTTTTTACTAAATTTAGATAAAATTACATATAAGTCTTGAGGTAGTTTACTTTTAGCTTCTTCTGCTATTTCTTCAGGGATTCCCCAGTAAGCAGCAGCAATACTTCCAGCCATTGCAGCTTGAGTATCGGTATCTCCTCTTAGAAGGATTGCTTTACGAACAGTCTCTTCATAAGAGTCACTATTTAAGAAGCAACAAATAGCTTCTGGAACAGACTCTTGGCAACTTACATGGAACTTATAACCAGCGTCCATAATTTGCTGTGGAGTTCTATTTAAATCATAATCATGGATATGATCACGTAGTCCAATTTTCATTGCACTCTTATTCCAATTATTCCATGCTGCCCATACACAGAATGCAATAGCTTGAGCACCTTTAATACCCTCAGGATGATTATGACTAACGTTAGCAGTAAGACCAGCAAGAGTAAGTATATTTTCCTCTTTATCAGAGACTACTCCTACAGGACTAACTCTCATAGCAGAGCCATTACCCCAAGAGTTATAAGGTTTAGGATTATCGGTATCTAACCATTGCCCAAAACTACTGCCATATCCTCTATCTCGATACTTACGTCCCAGTTCTTGCATACATTTAATAAGGACTTCGTAATCAAAATCCTCACTTTCTAGTAACCATTTAGCTACTGCAAGAGTCATTACTGAATCATCAGAGAAGGTAGAACGATCTCCCCATAAAGGAAAATCTGGAGAAACACTTACTCCATACCTAAGACACTCGTAGGGAACACCTATCATGTCCCCTGCGATTGCACCTAAAACTGGATTTTTAATCATACTTCGATAATAGTTATATTATTTAAATCTGCTAATTTTCTAAAATTCTCATCACTAAGAGAAGCTGTCATATTATCAATAATGACTGGGTTAATATCTTTAAGAGCTATAGCAGTTTGCATTACACAAATATCTCCAGCTAAACCACAAATTTGTATAATCTCGTCTTCATGAAACTGTATGTAAGGAGTTTCTTTGTCTGTAGTAGTATATTCTTTCCAATGTGAATATCCTTCAGTTCTGTGATCAAAAGCACTAAATGCTTCAAGATATTGACCTTTCTGAAGTGGAAACCATAATATATTATTCTTGTATATAGCATCTAGTATAGGCTGATAAATATCTGCGCCGTGAGTTCCTTCTACACAATGTTCAGGAAAATCTCCACCTTGTTCTTTAAATGAACAATGCTTACCACAATGATAGTCTTGTGTAGTAATAACCCTAGAGATTTCTCCAGAGTTAAGATAATCTGCGATATTGTCCAGTGCTTGTTTTCCACCTTTTACTTCGAGCTTTCCTCCCTCAATAAAATCATGTTGAGCATCAACGATAATTAAAGTTTTATTCATAAAACGAAATATATAAGTATAGCCATTACAGCTCCTAAAATAAATTCTATTACATAATTAAAATCTTCATTAATTATAGCAAGTATTATAGCAGCTACTATTACTGCAGCAATCAACCAATTAATTAGGATTGTCATACATATTTACTTTATTATCTACTTGGTATTTTAACTTTTTTATTACTTCCTCATAACTTATAGGAGTAAAATTATTCCAATCTACTCCTACATCATATTGAGTAGGAGTTAATATTCTTTTAGCCTTTGCAGCATCTATACCTTCAAATAAATAATGACTACTATGGATATGTCCAAACAACTGGTAAGTATGAGAGTGATGCCCAGGATAACATAGATAAGGATAATGATTTAAATAAAAATTGTCAGGACCAATAACTATATGCTGTTGATAACTAACACTTTCAAATAAGTTCATATATCCTTGTCTTAAGTTTTTTTCGTCATGATTACCTAATATAAGATGAATTCTTCCATTTAATTGTCCAAGAATAGAATGCCACTCAGCAGAACCTGCAAAACAAAAGTCCCCGAGGTGATATACAATATCAGTAGGACCTACTGTCTTATTCCAATTATCTATAAGAACTTGATTCATTTCTTCTACAGTATCAAATGGACGTCCACAAAATGTGATTATATTTTTATGGCAAAAATGAGTTCAAGTGTCCGAGGTGAAAAACACCCCGGACCCATCTTCATATTTAGTTATTAAATTCATAATATTTTTTCTTTATTTTCGTGACATTTGCTTGACTAATTAAGAAATTTTAACTTATCTCCATCCCTTTGTATGTTTTTCGTCTAGAGTATACTTACCTATAGAGTCCTTCTTGTAGCACTCACATTTCTTATATTTTAAGCCAGAATCACAGTAAGGACATATATCATTACGATAAACTTTCTTGTTTCTTCTAACCCAAGGAGTATGCATCTTCATCCACATACGTCCAAAATCTTCATTTTCTAAAATTCCTTTAATACCTTCAAGCTTTTCATTTTTTTCCATATTTACCAAGATTCATAATCAGTAATATCCTTTTCTACTTCTCCACCTTTTATCTTTATACAAACACCTATAGGCCCAGGCGTAAAGCAGTACTGATAAAAGTCTGATCTATTTTCTTTCTTAAATTTTTTGGCTGCTTCCATTTCATTATCATTTAGCCAGAAAACCTCATTTTTATGTGGTATAATGTAGTTATCTCTTACATCTACCCAACGATGGTTTCTCCACCATCTTTTAATCGAAGTCAATATCTGGAATGTCATCTAGTAACTCTCCTACTGATTCTGCAAAAGCTTCGATGAAAGCCCCAACTTTCGTTAGAGCTTTTTTAGTCTTACTCTGTAATCTTTTGAACATTCTCTATAAAACGTTCATTTCTTGAGATACTCTTTTGAATATCATCAATTTGCGAATTAAGATTATTAATCTTTTCATTCTTTTTCTGAATATCGGAATGCATTTCCTCATTGAGTTTCTGGCACTTCTCGATAATCTTAGTAAAGGCTGACATAGATCTAGCAATACGGTGATTATAATCACCAAAGATGAGTTTAAGAATAAATTTAAGCATAAAGTTTTTATTAATTTAAATAACCTGCATTGCGGAATTTTTCTTCTAACTGAGCAGCAAGATGTCTAGCATCAGGATGTGCAGATGTAGCACATCTTAGTTTAAAGAATCCCTTCCATTGTTCTATAGTACCAGTCATAATTAACTCAGTCTTTAAACAGTTAGGAAGTATCTGTCTTGCCTGCTGTGGAACTAATTTAGTTCCATCATCCAGAGTAATCATATCTAAATAACACCTCTCTATATTAGATAATGTGTCCACATACTGTGCAACAGTTCTATCATAAACACACAGCATATCCATTAATGCTTTTCCTTGATATTTTCTAAGGCTTTCTCTACTTTCATATGTAAGAGTATCTACGGTTGAGGCTATATCTTCCTGAATATCATGTATCCATCTAGGAATAATAAATGTTATTTCTCCTCCAAATTTGTCTTTACTATAGTTACAGTATCTTGTACTTTCTTGTAAAAAACTGAAAACTCTATGCCTTACAAATTCATGGCTTACTCCTCTGTCACATGTGAATTTCACAGTAATTCTTCTCTTGAAGATTTCATTTTCAAAGTCCTCCGCAGTTGGTTCCACCATTCCATCTAATAGAGATTCATAGCCATGTTCTACAAGTACTCTATAATTAGTAGTTAGATGAATATAGTCATTAATTACTTCTGAATATCCAAACCATTGATATGGACAATCCATGAAGTTAAAATCATGATCATCTACAATTTCATTCCAAACTTCACGTGGAATAGCAAGATAACAAGTACCATGCTCTAGTGCAGCACCGTGTTCTTTTTGCTTAAGCATCTTCACAAACTTCTTTGCTGAATCTTCTGTTATACGATCTTCTGATTTATATGCTGTACGTCCAGCTAATTCTATCATCTTCATCATTCCATTAATTCCAGGTTCTTGCTGGATAATTTCAACAGAGGGTTCAATAAATTTCATTTACAATAAAGTCTATCAAGTCTATCAATAGAATGATAATCCTGAAATACTTGTTCTTCTGCTTGTGACCATGTAGCAGCAGTTACAAATATAGTATCTCCATCTTCATCACCGTATTGATAAAGTCTAAAATAGTAAGTTTTCATATAGTACTTATATTATCTATAGTCCAATCATTTCTAGTTATATAATCTAAGATTGTATTATTTAAATGAAATGCTAAATCTTCATCAGAAAGATCAAAATCTCTACTAATTATAATTTGAACTGTCATTTCTTTTTAATTTCAAATTTAACTTGTATTGGAGAATCTTTCCATTGTTGTTGTTCTATAAATGCAGGAAGATCGTTAAAAGGAAAGACCGCTCCACTTAGTAGAGCAGCCATTCCTTCTGAATACCATTCCTTGTTATTTCTTTCTGGCTTTTTCTCATATAACCATTTAGATCCATCTTTATTAGTGACTACCCACATACTTTACCAAGGATTATTAAGTCTTCTAAAGTCTTCACCTTCTGGAACAGGACAATTTTCTTTCCATTCCATTTGTCTTATTTTAAAATATCTAGCTATATCATCCCATTTATATTTAGATAATGCTAATTCGCTATTTATAAACTCTTTAGCTTCTGGGAATAAGTTTAACCACAAAGATTTATTATAACTACATAAAGCTTGTAATACAGAGTCATATCCAGTTTCAGAATTATTTAGAACGTGAATAAGCTGCACTAATTCTTTAGCATTTTCCTTTGTATGTACAGTATACGTAATTCCATCTATATAAGGAAATAAATCATTCCATATAAAAGGTTTACATATAGAAGTATACAAATAAATCTTTGAAGAAATTCCCATATAGTCAGTTATAGTCTTTACATTACGTATGAGATTAATTACTTCTAATGGAAATTGTAAAGGTTCTCCACCCGTAAGGATGAATTCATCATAGTCCCATCTATTTATAACGGGAACATCTTTAAACAAATCAAATTGTTTATTACAACATAGTGGACAATTATTTGGGCACTTAGTTGTTAGTAATAATCTACATCTTTTATTCATAATTTTAAGAATTAGAACCTAAAATAGCTCCTATAAAGAAGCCAATTATACATAAAGTTATTATACTCATATTAATGAATCCAATGATCACCACACTCAGGTACTGCTGGTATGGGTAATTTCTTACAGAACTTAGCAGATGCTTCTTCCATAAACTTTTTAAGTATTGTAGACACCTCTGGCATTGTTTCTGGATATTCTATAACAGCCTCATCATGAACTAAATCACAAATCTTTACTATTCCGAATAATTTATTCTCTACTATCCATTTAAAGAACTTAGCCATAGCATACTTAAGAATTATAATACCACTACCCTGTGTTGGAGAATTAAGAGCTAGCCTAGACCACTTAGAAGAAGTTTTACGAAGCTCAGAAGCTTTATGATATTCATATGTATGAATAAACTCTTTATAAGGCATAGTGTCATGTAGATAATCATACCTTGTCCAAAAATCTTCATCATCCATAGCTTCTCTCCATTCTTTCCAATCTGGCATATAGGTTCTATGTCCAGTATACTGACAAATCAGTACATAACCAGTTTGACATACTTTCTTGAAACCTATCTCTTTAAAACGAGCAATACCAGCGAAACCTTCATTATATGCCTTAGCAATTGCTTCTGCTTCTTCTTTAGTACAGGCAAGAGCATTTTGTATTGCTTTAGCACTTCCACCAAACTGTTGACTAAACTCAACAGGCTTAGCTCTACTTCTAAGGTCAGGTCTTTTTTCTTTAATATCTTTAACTTCTATTCCAGCTAACTCTATAGGAAAACAATGTTTAGCAGTAAGGGAATGAATATCTCCAGTGCCATATAAATATTCATCAATCATTGATTGTTCATTATAAATATCAGCACCAAGTCTACTCTCTAGAGCAGAATAATCACAACTACACATTAAATTTCCTTTCTCTGGAACAAATGCACCTCTAGTATCGTGGTCAGCAGGAAGATTCTGTAATTGCGGATATCCACATTTTCTAAGTTTAGTAGGAAGTTTAGCTAATTCTGCATGTTTAAGTTTAGCAAGGTCTTCATTATTTTGCTTACTTCCACAAGCCATTCTACCTGATGAGGCTCCAAGCTGTTTAAAGTTAGTATGTATTCTTCCAGTATTTGGGTTTATAGCATTCAGATAAGTTTGACCATAAGTACTACACACTTTAGATGCTTCTTTATAATCAAAATACAATTTTAGAAATTCATCATTAATTCCTTTTTGTACTTTGAGGGCCTTTTCCACTACAGAATCTTTATCTTCTCCTGTAGTCTTATCTTCTACTTTAGTATTGAATCCTAATAACTGACAGAAATAAATAACTTGATCAGAACTATCCCAATTAAGTATACATTGAGGTTCTGTGCAAAATCCACTCCACAAATCCCCCTGTAAATCTACTTTTATAAAAGGGATTATCTTTCCACTTTTATTTGTAATATAGAATGGAATAGAAAAATCCTGAAATAGGTCATCTATATTTCCTTCTTTCTTATAGGGACGAGACATAGGTTTAGCAGACGGAGGAGGTTCTTGTATATGAGAACTATTAAAAGAAGATATTACATATGGAACTCCTACAGTATTATCTTTACCATTTCTATCTTGATACCATTTAATAAGGAATTGATTTAATTTTTCAAGTCTTTCTTTTCTATTATTTTCATCTTTAGTCATTTTAGCTTTCCATTTATTTATATCTAATTTGATTCCACACCACTCTAGATATGCAATAACTGGAACGAAGTTCATTTCGATTTGCAATGCTCTCATACATTTACGTTTCTTACAAATCTCAATTTGCTTTTTAGCTATATCTGTTAAGTCTACAACATCATTAGCAGCATACTCTATGACATCATCATCTAGACCTTTATATTGAATTTGTCCTCTAATAGTTTTATCAATGTACTTACCAAGATAACGCATAGCAATCTCATTAAGAGCATAAGATATTCCTCCTGGCTTACCAGCGGGAGGAAATCCTAAATATATAAGCTGTTCAGCTATCATAGTATCATAAACCTTTAA